ATGCTCTCTTGCAAGCAAGTTACCAACATAATACCTAATGTAATGAAGTTAAACCTAAAGAAACTGCTGCTGCTCAGTGCGCTGCTACCTACCGCCGCGTGGTCACAGAACGTAGACCGCAGCAAATATCCGGATTACTCGGATAAGGTGAACCCAGACCCCTCGCTGATGCAACCCCGCAAGATGAGGGGGAAGGCCGCCAGCGTTACGGGGCTGCCCGACTATGTAAATAACGCCGAAACACGCTACTTTCCGCCCGTTCTCAACCAGGACGGTGGCTCTTGTGGCTCGGCCTCACGCATCTGCTACATGTTTTCGCATGAGCTGAACTCTTTCCGCAATCTTGATGGCAAAGATGCCCACAACTATTATCCGTCACACTTTGTGTGGCTGCTAACTTATGGCAACTCGGGCAAGGACCAGTTTGTGCAGTATGTGGGCGTGCCCTCGGCTGCAACTTACGGCGGACAGACCACCTCGAAGTTGTTTGGCTATCAAGAAGCGTCGCAGAACGACTTTGGCTGGATGACGGGTTACGACAAGTGGTACGAAGCCATGTTCAACCGCATGCTCAAACCGGCACACTTCAGCGAGAACCTTGGCACAGAAGCTGGACGCGAAGCGCTGAAACGCTGGCTTTACAACCACAATGGCGACTCCGACTTCAGTTCGGGTGGTATTGCGGGCATTGGCTGTGCCTCGTCGGGCATACAAATGAAAGCTATCGAAACCACCCCGGCCAACACCGCTGCTGGCGTGGTGGGCAAACACTATCTCAGCGCCTGGGGCACTACCGTAGACCATGCCATGACTATTGTGGGCTACGACGACAGAATAGAGTTCGACCTTAACGGCAACGGCAAGTATGGCGAACAGGAGTCGGACGAGCGCGGTGCGTGGATAATGGTAAACTCGTGGGGCGACGATTGGGCCGATGGCGGCTTTATATATTGCCCCTACGCCTATGCTGGTGCTACCTTCAACGCCGACGGCAAATTCACTGGCAACTGGTGGACGCCCGAGGTGTATAAGGTGCGCAAGAACTACCGCCCGCTGCGTACCATCAAGGTGGAGATGGACTATAGCCGACGTTCAGAACTGTGTCTGTCGGGCGGTGTGGCCAAGGACTTGAATGCCACGCAGCCCGAATACTCGGTGCCTTTCCACCACTTTCAGTATGCTGGCGATGGCAACAATGGTAATACCAACCCCGCTCCCGAAATACCGATGTTGGGACGCAGGATTGACAACACACTGCACACAGAGCCGATGGAGTTTGGCTACGACCTGACAGACCTCAGCGACAACCTCGACCCCAACGAACCTCTGAAGTACTTCTTTATTATAGACACCAAGAGCTGGGCCAAGGGCACAGGACATGTGTACAAAGCCTCAATACTCGATTATGCGCAAGACAGCAAGGGACTGGAAATTCCCTTTGACACGGGTGACAAAGGTGTGACCATTGAAAATCAGGGCAACAGTACTGTGCTGACCGTCGTAGTGCCCGGACGCGGCTACAGAGCACCGCTTAATGTGGCTGTGAACGGAAACACCCTGACGTGGAGCAAGCCCGCTGCCTCGAAAAATGTGCTGACAGGTTTCCGTGTGTACAAGGGCACTGACGAACTGTTGGCCACACTCGATGCCGGCACCACACAATATGCGCTGCCCGACGATGCTGCGGGCTCGTATGCCGTGCAGGCTGTATATGGCAGCAAGCAGTCGGTGAGCGTAAGTGCCACCGTACCGGCCAAGTCGACAAGCAACAAGTGTCTGAAGGCAGATCACACAGGCTTTACCATTCCCGGTGTGTTCGGCTCGAAATATGACAAGGCTACGATAGAGTATTGGATACGTCCGATGTCGCTGTCGAACTGGAACCAAAGTGCTGGTCCAGGCTGGGGGCAGTTTATGTTCCACGCCAACGCTAATGGCAACTTTACCGCCGGTTGGGGGCTTGAATCAGACCGCATGGAACTGTCGAGCGTGCTGAAGCTGAACCAATGGACTCACATTGCAATGGTGGTAGATGGTAACACGCTGACCACCTACGTAAATGGTGTGAAGAAGGGCAGCATAACGTCGGCCAATTACAGCGGCATAGGCGGCTTTGGCGACTTGGCGTTTAGTGGCAGCGGTGCTAACAGTGACCAGCACGCCTACTACGACGAAATACGTATATGGAACAAGGCACGCACGGCGGCCGAAATCAGTGCCGACTACAAGCTGATGTATACCGATGGCATACTGCCCGAAAACTTGATAGCCTACTACCCGGGCGACACGTTTGAAGTGGGCGGCGAGACCTTGCTGCGCGACCATACAGCCGGACAGCGTCATGCCTCATTTGCCAACAGCAATTTCAGCGTTAATAGTGGTTGGGCACAGTCGCTGGGCTACACCACGAAGACGGAGGTGAGCATTGTGCAACCCGACACAAAGGTGATGGTGGGACAGCCCGTAACACTGCGTGCCAAAGGCTCAACCAACATTGTGAAGATGGAGTGGACCGCTACCGGCACCGACGGCGGCACAACTGTGGCCTCGACTCTGACCACCACCTTTAAGCAGGCGGGCAAGCAAGAAGTTAAGGTGGTGGCCACCGATGTAAAAGGAAAGACGCAGGAGAATACCCTCAGCATCGATGTGGCCGAGGCACCCAAGGCCGACGCTGCATTTAAGATGACGAAGCAGCAGGTGACTGCAGGCGAGCGTGTGACATTTATGCCTGTACAGGTGTATGACGGCACTACTTACAAATGGACCCTGGTAGGGGCTTCTACCCGCACTTCAGACCAACCGTATGTAACGGTGTCGTACGATGCTACCGGCACCTACGATGTGACGCTCGAGGTGACTGATGCCAACGGACAAAAGGCTACCTCTACACAACAAATAGGCGTGAAGGGTGTGGCGCCCAAGGTGTCGTTTGACGTGAGTCCTGCCATTGTGATGAAGGGCGACGATGTGACGCTGACTAACCACTCGCTCTACAACCCGCAACATGGCCAGTGGACGCTGGTGAGCGCACAAACGGCTATGCAATGCGAAGGACTCGACGTGGGTTTCCGTCCTGAAGTGCCAGGTATCTACGATGTCACTTTCAAGGCTACTAACGATGTGGGCAGCGGCGAGGTTACCATGAACCGCGCATTGGTAGTGTGCAACGCCGACAGCAAGACCGGCCTGAGCTTTATGCCAGAGGGCAGCGCCAAGGTGGAACTGTCGAAAGTGCCTTTAACCAAAGGTCAGGGCTACTTCACTATTGACTGGTGGATGCGTCCTAACTCGCTGCGTGCTGCTTGTAATGGCATTGGCGAGAGCAAGTCAACTTTCGAACTCATGACCACCGCCACGGGCAAGATGTGCCTCTACATCGGTGGCAAATGTGCACAATCAAGCGATGGCTTTGTCATTGCCAACGAGTGGCATCACTATGCAGTGACTTACAGCTCTCCGGGCATTGTATGCTTCTTCCGCGATGGCGAGAAGCAAGACTATAGCTCGGTGATACAACAAATACCCGAACTCTCAACCTTTAGCCTGGGCACTGACGATGCGCCTATGATGGGCACTGTCGACGAGTTCAGAGTGTGGAACTTTGCCTTTAACGAGAACAAGCCCGAAAAGTTGCAAGGCTACATTTCAAAACCCCTCGATGAGGCTGGTGTGGCTGCTGCACAGAATGAGGGCTTGCAGGTTTACTACAAGTTTGACCAAAGCAGCGGCAACGTGGCAGACGCTACCTCAAATGCCAACACGGGCGTAAGAAAGGGCTTTGGTCCCGATGGCGATGCTTGGACAAGTTCAAAGGGCGTGTTTGCGCTCTGCTTTGACAATAAGGCTGAGGACGTAACAGAAAAGTACCTTGCCAATTACAAAGCACCATTTGCTAATACCGGCGAAGTGTTCAACGATGTGTACGGCTTCTTGTATGGTTCACGCTTCATGACACTGCGCGACTGGAAACTCGACAATGTGGCTTACGACAAATATGGCAAGGATTCGAAATCGAACACCGGTGCTGCGGCCGACAACATGATAGCCAACTACCTTGTAATAAGCACCGGACAAGATGGCTTTGTCAATGTACTGACAGACCACAAGGTGTATCAGACTGTAGAACTGCCTAAGGGCGCATACGTGTTCAGTGCAAACTATCCCGGCGACAAGGCTGTACAGCCTGATGGTTGCTATGTGGTAGCTGCCGAAGGCGACTCGCTGCCTGGCACCAACTATCTGGCAGAAGCGTTGGCTTCGCGTGCCTTGGGCGAGAAGAGTGCCTCGCTGCAGAATAGCGTGTTCTTTGTACTGACAGAACCCGCCAAGGTGAGTCTCGGCTTATTGGCCAGCATGACAGGCAAGCAGGCATTGTACATCAAATCGTTTGCCCTCAAGTGCTACGATATTACCCCCATGAATGGCGTCATCAACGGTTGCAACGGCATCAAGCTTGATGGCGTAGTGCCCGAAACGCCTGCCGACATCAACGCCGCAGGTAATGTTTACGACCTTTCAGGCCGCCGCGTAATGGTACCCGGCAAGGGCATATACATCATTGGTGGCAAAAAGGTGGTGCGCTAAATCCCTCCAGCTATTCCCCCCAAAGGGTACTGTGGATAGATACGAGGGCAAAAAGCAGTGCGCTAAATAGCTCCAGCTATCCTCATGCGACAGTATGCCAACCCGCTTATGACAGCGATACGAACGCTTATCACGTAAGTCTTGGTATGCTCGCTGATGTTAAAACGTACGCTTGCAACAGCGTATCGTACGCTTATTACCAGCGTTACGTACCCAAAAAATGCAAGAAAAAGGCCGACAAACTAACATTGTCGGCCTTTTTTCTTGTAGATTTCAGCAATAACTTGTATATTTGCACTCGCAAAGAGCAGCAAAGGCTGTTCATATTTGCACGGACTTGTAGCTCAGTTGGTTAGAGCAACAGACTCATAATCTGGAGGTCCTAGGTTCAAGCCCTAGCTGGTCCACATAGTATGCTGATTATCAGCGTTTTACGAAATATGCGTGCTAAAATGCGTGCGAAATAAGCGGTTATGGCTACTTGTTGAACAAGTCCATAGCCGTTTTTTTGGCTTTATCAGCTATATCAATATAAGGCTTCATGCTCTTGTAATCGGAGTGTCCAGTCCACTTCATAACGACATTTGGAGCTATTCCAAGCATCAGCGCATTGCATATAAATGTACGCCTACCGCTGTGCGTTCCGACCATCTGCCATTTTTCTTTCGTTTCTTCTATTTTCTTTCCACCTATATAATATATATCTGTCAGCTTCTCGTTGATGCCGCATTGACGGCACACCTCCTTGATATATACGTTCATTTTCTGGTTGGAGATGACAGGGAGAGCCTTGTCTGTATCGTTGTCCACATAATGCTGTAAGATTTTTCGTGAGTAGTTGTTCAACTCTATTGTTATCTTGCCGTTTGTCTTTTGCGTGGTTATGTGTATCGCATCATCGTATATGTCTGTCTTTCTAAGTGCAGCTGCATCGGAATAGCGCAAGGAAGTGAAGCAGCAAAAACAGAATATATCGCGTGTTCGTGACAGGTATGGCTGCTCGAACGTGTGATTATATACCTTCATCAGTTCCTCCCATGTAAGAAATACCACATTGCGGTTGGCACGTTTTAGATGCGTTTTCTGTGCAGTAAAGGAGATGTCTGTCAACAAGCCCTTAGCCACAAGCCAGCGAAAGAACCACTTCGACATAGACAACTTCTTCTTGGTCGTTTCGTTCTGGTGGCCGAGGTCTGTTTGAAATACTGCAAATTTGTCAAGCGTTTCTGGCTTTATTTTGTCTATGCTCATCTCGGCATCGAACATTTTCCATTCTTGCAGTAGCTTCCTGTGCTTGTATATTACGCTCTTGCCCCAATGGCACAATTTGCCCTGTTCGTTGATATAGTCCTCGTATAGGTCGAAGAAGTTTTTATCTGATGCAGTTGCTTTCTCACGATTAAGCTCCTTGTCAAGCGCAGCCTTGAAATCCTCTATTGCAGGCGACTCCTTGAATGAGTTGGCAACAGATTGTATTGTCTCCTCATACCTCTGTATCTCCGCATTTATCTTAATTGCAGGAGTAAAGCTCTTTCCGTGAGTTGTGTTGCGCTTGCACCGCTGCATAGTCATGTCCCATTTGCTCTTGTCCACACTAAACCCGAGTGAATAGGAGAATTTACGCTTGTTGTAAGTAATGAACACGCGGAGAGAGCCGCGCGCGTCAACTGCAAATGTGTATACGTATTTCATTTGTTTCCCTCGTTGTCATTTTCCAATATTGCATTCTGTTCAAGCATTCTGAAATTTTCATCTGTGTTAGTATCCTTCAATACTTTAAGCTGCTCTTTTGCCATCTTATGTAAGATTTGCATTCTCGCTTCACGTTGCAACTCTTGCTTTAATAATTCGGAGTTCATACTTTCAATATTTGATAACACAACCAGTTGGTTTATTGTTGCTGTATCACGTAGATTAAGCCCTTTCTTTGCCAACTCTGGATTTGTGATGCGCCAATCTTCTGCGGTACACCCAAACAATATAATATTTAGCATATCGGCCTCGGACGCATATATCAAACGTTCCTTGTATTTTGAGATATTGTACTTAGGTATAAGCGATTTTATTGCGTTTGTGTGAATAGAATAGTTCGTTTTTGCAAGCAATCGTTTAACGTTCCATTTTTCAAGCAAAGGGTTGCTTTCTTTCTCTCGAAGTCTTTGGTATTCTTGTACGATATATAATTGGAAAATAGGGCTTATCCACATTCCAAAATTAAAAGCAATATCCTTATGCGCGTATGTTCCTCCGTATCTTCCAGCTTTCGCAAAAACACCAATAGCGTTAGTTTTATTACACAATTCTTTTACACTTATTTTGAAGTTGTTTAATCCAGCTTTCGATTTAATTATGGCGAATTCGCCATAATTAAAATTGGGGTTGTGTAATTGCTCCCATGCTCCTATATATTCAAGTGTGTTCCTATTGCGAAGCCAATCGGTAACAAAGAAATCTCCTTCTTTTGACCTAATCATATCTGTAATACAAATGTAGTCATTATCACGTTCCTGCAACATTACAGATATTTCATTCCCTTGTACTATTATTTTTCTTGTCTTAGTCATAATCTTTTTCTTTTGTTTGTTAATTTATAATGTTCCGCGCGCATCAACTGCAAGGGTGTATACGTATTTCATATCATTATTATTTTTTCTCGTGTTCTTGTAGCCCTACTGATTTCAGTAGGGCTACAAGTAAAAAATCTATTGCAGTTCTCAATCACCAAACTTCATCGAATAGACCACCCTGTACAGCCTTATGACTTTAGATTTCGGCACATTTTGATTCTCGAATACGCTGTCCTCGTTAATCCTCCTGCACTCGTAGTAATCTCCTCGGTCGTATATTCGTCTGAACAAAAAACCAAAATCACTTGTATCAACGACCATTGCAGCACCTTGCACAATGTCCGAATTACTCCTCATATGTTCAAGTGCGAGGACTTCTCCGAGTTTATATTCGGGCAGCATCGCGTCTTGTCTAATTGTATAGTAGAAGTCAATAGATGTGTAAGGCGGTATAGTTGGAATGTATTGCAGTTTCAGCGTCTTGTCCTCCTTAATCGCAGAATACACGTCTGTATCAGGCTGAGAGGCGAGCTGCTTCGTAACGACTGGCTTATATATGATTTCTTTGTGATTATCGCCTTCATTTTCCTCTCGCGTGCGCGTGCGCGCGTTCATAATAGTTATATTGTTTCCGATGGCGTTATCTCCATAGGTGTTGTTGCTCTCTATGTTGGTTGTAGATTGGTCTCGAAGCATCTCACCTTCTCCAGTCAGGAGCCAGTATTGAGAAAGGCCAAATTTCTCAGATAATTTATTCGCTACTTTTTTACCAACTTCCTTTTTGCCATTTATTAGTTGGCTTATATATGGCTGGCTGACGCCTAATTCCTTAGATAAGACGTCTTGCTTAATTCCTATTGAATAAAAATAATCCTTTAACTTTTCAAGATGGTTGTATTTCATAATGCTCAGTATTTGAATGTTTCGTTGATAGATCTTGATTCCATATATATAATAAACTCTTTGTCCCGTTTAATTATATCCTGCCAATGTCGCAAGTTTTTCTGCCTTTCGTGCTCGTCTATATATGTTCTTTTATTTACTGGTTCTAATAATCTCTCATGATGCTCTTTCATTCTTGCATCAATTAGGTTGCACATTCTGATAAATTCATCGGTGTTAATTATGATGTCATTTTCGTTGTCAACGGCATTATTAAGACAGCTTATAGCGCGTTGCTTGCGCTTGTAAAATTCAGCCTTATCTGTCTTTGTGTTGAAATGATACCTTATATTCAATACAGCATCACACACATTTATTATTGCATGATATCTTTTTTCTCTATTAAGCGAAATACATAATCTTGTTGCTGCATATCCTGTATTATGTCCATTAAGTAACGCAAGACGTGCATATTTTATAACCTCGCTGTTATATTTTTCTTTTTTGCTTTTCCTGTAGGCTTCCATTAAATTGATATATATCATTTCGTTGCTGGGGTTCTTTTCTGATAATATCTCACCTAACCGTATTGCCTCGTCTAATTCATTGTTGGTAATAAGATGGGACAGATAAAGGAAATTATCCTTTCCCATCCACTCTTGATACCCGTATTCAATCGATTTTTTTATTGTTTCCATGAAAAATCAAAATAAAATATTACTTTTCCGTTATTTTTCTTTGTTGTATTACTTTTTAGTTATATCTTTGCAACGCAATTAAGAAACAAAGTAATAAATAACGCTGCAAAACAGATTGCAAATATAACAAATAAAAACAATGAAGAAAGCGATATACAAGAAAGATATAAAGGCCATGGTAAAAAAATTCGGCCTTGACGAGTTCGAAGCTCGCGAGGTTGAGATAATGGCCGAGAGCATCAACGAAGAAAAAGGAGGAATATGCGATGCTATTCAATCGCCCCTCCTCTACGGAACGTCTTGTAAAACTGAAATGAGTGCTGTGAGTGCGCTCATCGTTTACTTCGGAAAGAAAGTAAACGAGGACAACAAATTGCAAGAAACAACTTGGAAGCTTTCAAAGCTTCTAAAATGTAGCTCTTACAACTTGCAACAGTGGTTCAAGGGGTTCGCTTGCAACAAAAACCGTTTTGGAAAGTTTGTTGAATGTTCTGACACATACGGACTTAATTACTTGGAAATCGCATAAGAATTGCCCATGAGTGCAAAGTGTTGCATTTAACTCGCCAACTCAAAAGTCAAGCAGCCAAGGCGAGGGGCTGGCAGCTCGGAAAGACGGGCAAACGCAGGTGATAGGCCGTTAATCGGATAGGCGGCAGAATATAGTACATTGGACTCGCAATCAGCATAGATGCTGGATAGCCTTTGGTTGCGTGTTCGGTATTCGCGAAACGTTAGGACATTCGCTGGTTCGACTCCAGCCGCCTGCACTAAAACTAATATACAACTAAAAAATAAAAGTATGACAGACATCTTAATGACAGAGAACGAGAAAAGAAGATACGAACGCCAAAAGCGTGTAGTATGCTCGTTCTTGGAGTTAAAAAAGAAATACCCGACAGCCGCGAAATGGCGACTTATGCAGGTAATATCGAAGAATGAAAACATATCAACTCAGGCAGTAAGGAATATGCTGCTCAAGAAAGGAATTGTAACTAAAAGAATACGATGATAAAAAAGTGGTTGTGTTTCTCCTTAATAGTCGTACTTGATTTCGTTGCTTGTGCAATGATGTGCGTATCAACTGGACACGGTTGCATAACGCTGTACGACATGATACCATTCTGCGGCATCTCACTTTTTATCGCGACAGCAATTATCGCGGTGTGCATATACAGGGCTGGAATGTTTCCTGATTGCGTGCAAACACTGATAAAATTGTCTCTGGAGGATTGCTAAATGGACACGAAACAGACTGGCAAGATAAAAGCCATAGAGCACAAGGCCTACGAGGTGTATAAAGAGATTGATGCACTTGTAGTCCAGCTGCAAAAAGAAAAGGTAGGCTGGGAAGAAATTGAAGAGCTAAAGTCAGCGCGTGACACATCTTGTGATGTAGTTGACGCCCTTCAATATGTTAGAGAGGAGTTTGGCGGTAATGATTACGAACCATGACAGAAAAGGACAAAGAGCTGATTCGGAGAGCGAAGTCGTACACTTACCTTGACAGCATAAAGGTGTTCGACATGTCAAAAGAAGCAGATACGGAAGAAGCGAAGAAAGAATTAAAACTGATTGGTTCAACGCTGTATCACGAGGAGGAGTGGTACGCTGGACTATTGTAAAACACATAATAACACCTAAGACAATGGAACAAAACAAGAACAATGCGGTTGTAACGATAACACCGCAAGAAAAAGAAATTCAGTTGCTTAGAATTAAGCAAGACACCGAGTTTGCAGCTACTCCAGTCGGCCAGCAGGTTAAGCAGTTCGAGGCTACGCAGAGAATTGCAAGACTCTATGCGATGTCTAACTTTATCCCCGACTCATACAGGTTCAAGGGCCGCGAGCCACTACCAGCAGAGGCAGTTATCGCAAATTGCACAATCGCACTGGAGATGGCAACACGTATGCAAGCCAATCCACTGATGGTGATGCAGAACTTGTACATAGTGCATGGCCAACCAGCATTCAGCAGCAAGTTCCTTATCGCTTGCATCAATGCAAGCAAACGGTTCTCCGCTCTACGATATGAGTTCCGAGGCACAGAAGGCACAGATGATTATGCTTGCCGAGTTGTAGCCTACGAGATAACCGACACCAAACACAAAGAACCGCTTTGTGGAGACTGGATAAGCATGAAAATGGCGAAGGCAGAAGGCTGGGCATCTAAGAACGGTAGCAAATGGCTGACGATGCCCAATCAGATGCTAAGATACAGAGCTGCCGCATTCTGGCAGCGCACCTACTGCCCAGAAATCAGCATGGGGCTGATAACTGCAGAGGAAGCGCAAGACATTAAGTATACCTCTTATGAGGAGGTAGGAAAGCGAACGGCAGACGCAACCGAGCTGTCAATTTCGGCAATAGCAGAACAGGCAGCAGAACAGGTAGAAGATGCTGAGGAAAACGTAGAACTGCAAACAGAATAAGCCATGTATGACAATAATAATCAGAATACACTTGACTGGTTTCGCTCAAGGCTGGGCAATATAACGGGAAGTGCGGTTGGCAACCTTATGGGCAAGCCGAGAACAAAAGGCGAAGAATGGACAGCAACTGCACAAACGTACATGAACCAGCTCGCATTTGAGAGAGGCATGAACCCAATCATAGTTGGAAATGACCTACTTTTCTCCAAGTACGTTGAACTGACTGACAGCCATTCACGTATAACGGACTGGGGGCACTCGATGGAGGGCGAAGCCGCACACCTTTTCGCCAAGACATTCAATAAGAAGTATGGCGATGGCTCTAACACACCGATTGAGTTAGACGAACCACCATCAGTGAAGAGCGAGAGTCTGCCGAACTTCGCAAGCTCGCCTGATAGAATGTACTACGACAACGAAGCAAAAGCCTTCTACGCGATTGAGATTAAATGCCCTTTAGCACAAAACTTCATCAAGTTCGTCAAGAATGTATTCACGCAAGACACTTACGAGGAAAAACTTGCTGGACTTAAGAAAGTAGAAGCGAACTACTACTGGCAGTGCTTCGCTCACATGGCTGTCACAGGAGCAACCAGAACGTACTTCGTAGTGTACAACCCATTTATGCGAAAGCCATTGTATTCGCTCGAGATTGTGCGTGACGAGGACGTTATACGAGAGCTGAATGACAAGGTAATAGAAGCGGATAAATACGTCTGCAGCCTCGTAAGTAAAATGAATGCAAACTAATAATCAATGAGCCATGACACAGACATTCGTCACAATACCACTGGAGGACTGGCAGCGTGTCGTATCTATACTTGAACGAGTTGAAGAACGCCTTAAGCCACAAGACGAGTGGATAGGGACAAAGGAAGCTTGCAAGATGCTCGGTATAACTCCGAACACATGGGTAAGTTACCGCAAGAAATTCAACATTCAGTGTTCTCAGGTTGGGCGCAATGTACTGGTCATGCGCTCACAGATTGAGAACTTGTTAAAACAGCGTGAACTATGATGTATATAGAAAATATAATACACGCGTTCGAGAAGCGCAGAAAGCGCAATATAGAGCGCATTAACGACCACCTGTGCAAGCAATTAGCCGAGAGGGTGCAAGTCAAGGAGTATGACAACAAGATGTATGTTGCGATAGATGGCACGCCTATGATTGACGCTGCAAGTCTTAACGTTGACATAATTACAGCCCTGCAATCTATCAGGGCAACAATCTCACGCTATAATATCGGGCAATGAAAAAAACGTATTACTTTCAACATGACTACAATGCGAGGAACGACCCCAAACTGCAAGCGGTAATGATAAAGTATGGGCTCGCTGGAATAGGAGCGTTTTGGTGCATTGTTGAGATGTTGTACGAACAAGACGGAACACTACCAATCACATCAATACCCAGTATTGCTTACACCTTACATGCAGACGAGGAAATGCTCAAAAACATTGTATGCAAAATGGATTTATTCGAATGCAACAAAAAATTTTTTTGGTCGAGGTCTGTAAGGAAAAGGCTCGGAATTATAAACGAAATATCTGACATTAGACGGAAGGCTGCAGAAAAGCGATGGAAATCAAGCAAAAAGAGCGATGCAAATGCGATGCAAATGCAATGCAAAAGCAATGCAAAAGCACAAAATAATGATGCAAATGCAATGCAAACCGAATGCAAATGCAATGCAATAAAAGAAAAGGAAATAAAAGGAAATGATATAAAAGAATATAACGACAACAACACCGACAACGCGCGCGATGCGCGCGAGGAGGAATTGCAACATCAATTTTTATCGAATACGATTGTATGGGAGCAGCTTGCAATGAGGAGTCATAAGTCATCAAGCGAACTAAAAATGATGTTTGAGGACTTTAAGGCTGACTGCCAGATTAGGCTCACACAGCATGAAGACCTTAGAGATTTACAAAGGCATTTTGCCGATTGGGCGAGAATTCAAATACAACAACAAGAAAAGCAGGAACAACAAAATGAACGAAGATACAAGACTGCCTCAGAGCGTAAGCGAGAAGCAAACGATATTGCAATTAAGCGATGTCAAGCTTCAATCTATGAGCGTCTCACGAATGTGGGCGGAGAAGAACAGCTGCCTATCTAAGTTGATGCAGAATTACAGCCCAGCGAATTGGCATTATCTGTCGCAGATAGGCGACAAGGTTTATCTAAGAGAGTGCGCTGCACTTGGTGCGTTAAACACGCTGTACGATAACGCTGGCGCAGCCCAGTCTTGGCTCGAAATACAGATAACAGGTATGTTCTTGAGTTCGGCAAGCGACAACGAAGTGCTTACAGAAGGCATTAGGCTGTTCGTTGACAACTTTACCGCAATAGCTTCAAGCTACAAACTCACAGAATTGATGCTGTTCTTTTCGCGATACAAAGCTGGACGTTACGATAACAGCTATGTGTCATTTGACCCTCGCAGAATAGGGCTTGCCTTCAACAAGGAGTTTCTGCCAGAGCGCAACCGCGCTATCGCAAGGATTGAAGCTTTGCAGAACACAACTAATGCAGGAAAGGACTGGTATGACCCAGCCAAAAACGGGGGAAGAAGCTCGCTTGAACACTACAGAAACAACGACATATTCGACACCGAAATCATAATCAGGAGAGACAGCCAGAATTTAAGACAAGAACTGAACATAGTTGGCAGTGTAAGCGTTAATGGAAGATGCGTGAGCAGATTGCCGAAAAACAAACTTATGCGAATAACAAAGTACAAAGAGAATGGTAGCATACTCGTAATATAGCCGAAAGACCGCTTTTAATGCGATTTAAGCGACTTTCTAACGATAAGCGTACAAGTTGTATACATGATAAAAAATAACGCGTTATATGCAAAGAAAAATTTGGAGCAAAGAAGAGGAACAAATACTCGTGCAGAATTACCCTATATGCACGATTGAGGAGCTTGTGGTTCTGCTTAAGACGAGCAAGGCTAAAATTCGTCAAAAGGCGCAGAAAATGCACCTGCGTAAAACCGATGATTTTAAGCAGAACATTCTCGCACATATAGCGCATAAGAACATCTGCAAGATGCACACGGAAGAGGCACGGAAGAAACGAAGAACAACTCTCGAGAACATTATAAAATCGGAGAGATTGCGAATAAAATACGGACTGCCACAGAAAACGAACAGAGTGTTCTCTATGCTAACTGCAAAAGAGAATATGGCAGAAATAAGGAGAAGATATGAATTAAGAAAGAGGGGGTATGTTGTATTGCTCAACGGGCGCACTGTCCTATATGATGCTGCAACTAAACGAAGCGACAGAAAGGAAAGCAATCTGACGGAACTCGGGTACGAGTTCATCGCGAGAGATGCGTACAAGGGGGATTTAACTGCAATGACAAACGATAACAAACCATCAACGATAATATAACAACAGCAATGAACAATCTAACGACAACAACACAAGGTAACCCATTCTTCGGCAAAAGTCTGAAAAGACGCATTGGCTCACTTTTCTACACAACCTACAAGAATGGCATTAACGAGCTGGAAGAGCGCGACAGGCGATGCAGAGAAGAACCGACAAGCAAGGAGAGCCGCATATTTGGTGATGTGTTTTACCTCAACATGATGCGCAAAGAACTTGCTAACGAGAAGCTGCGCAGTGCGCTGTGCGCTATCAGCCAAAGCAAGTACTACCGACACGACATTAAAAAGAGCGTGAAGGAACTTCAGATTAAGATAGCAAGGTGGGACAGTGATATAGCTCGCTGCATAGCTACCGACAGCTTGATTGACATGTATGACGGTCTCGCAGAATGGACGAGCGAACACTTTGAACATCTGTGGCAACCGTTTTACTACTCGGTGATGCAGGTGCTTACACGGAATGGCGTTAAGGACGCTCCCGTGATGGCGGCTCTTGAATGTGCGCTGCCGCTGTATGAGTATGCCAACGGCCGATTGCTTATGGACATTGCACAGACAGCAATGGACTGCCCTGCCACAAAGCTGCTTGGCGTGATGGTGGAGGAGTATATTTACCGCATGACGGACAAGCTCCGCATACGGTTGGCTGGCATCGTGACTGGCAAGGACGAGGAAATTGACCTTAATGCCGACACAAACGTCAACACAGCTGGCGTCAATCTGCTTAACGCATTGAGCAACACGGAGCAAATGAAGGGCTGGCTACAAGATTACTTTGAATATCGCGATAGTGCGAAATAAATTGACAAACAACATGACGATAGAAGAAAGAGTACTGCACTACACAAGACGTAATTCCTACGGGAGATTGATATTTCCTCATTGCGTGAGAGCGCACATTGACGAGATTATGCTTTATGCGCCATGGGCGTTGAGTGCAACAGAATTGAATAACATTAAGAGAGGTATTATGCGATGAATAGGCCAGTGTGCAAGAACTGCAAAAACTATGTGTGGAAGACGAACTTGCTCTATCTGCCAGACGGATATTATTGCAAGTATGCCTTCAAGCCTTATGCTCACAAGTGGGGCAACTGCATTGATGATTGCGAACACAACGACAAAATAATAAGTGGTAACAACAACAAAAACAAATAAAGAAATGGAAACAAACATTGGAAAGAAAGTCATTATCCGCGGCGACCGCAGCGGAGTAGAGTTTGGAACACTTGTAGCACACAACGGCCAAGAGGTTACGCTGCACAATGCTCGTCGCATCTGGTATTGGGACGGAGCGGCTTCTCTCTCTCAGCTTGCCGCAGATGGAACGTCTAACCCGAGTGTATGCAAATTCACTGTCGCGGTAGAGAGTATTACCATACTTGACGCAATAGAGATAATTCCTTGCACTGACAAAGCGATAGAATCAATAGAAGGAGTACCAGCATGGAAACTTTAGAAACGCGCATTAAAACATTTTTGAGTACAACCTCTGTTTTTGTCGATGGCAATGGTTATGGCTTTGGCGGTGGCTCTGGCGGCGGCTGTAGCTATGGCGGTGGCTCTGGAGCTGGCTATGGCTCTGGCGGTGGAGATGGCTACAGCAATGGCTCTGGCAATGGCTTTGGCAATGGCTATGGCTGTGGTGATGGCGGTTGCTATGGAGACGGCTATGGTTGTGGTGTTGGCGGTTGTGGCGGCTCTTACTCTGGCAAAGGCGTAAATGAACTGAATGGAGAAAATGTCCATCTCGTAGATGGTATTCAAACCATTATAAAATCAGTTCACGGCAACATTGCACAAGGTTTTATCCTAAACAGCGACCTTACTTTGCATCCTTGCTACATTGTCAAAGAACAAAATAAATTCGCTCATGGCGACACCTTGCACGATGCTTTCACATCTATGCAAGAGAAACTCGAGAGACTCTATGACGAGAGCACCGAAGAGGAGCGAATAGAGGCGTTTGTTAAGAAATTCCCCAACTACGACACGCCTTATCCCAACCGCGACCTTTTCGATTATCACCACGTTCTCACTGGCTCATGCCGCATGGGGAGAGAGAGCTTTTGCAAGGATAAGGGCATAAACCTTGATGGCAGCACCACAGTCCGCGAGTTCGTATCTTTAACAAAGGATAATTATGGGTCAGAAACTATTCGTATGCTACCGCAGGCTTATGGAGTGGACGAGATAGATGAATGGTAATTATGGCATGGCTGGCAGTAGATAAAAATGGTACAGAATGTATATGTAGCACCAAGCCTTATCGGGATTGGGTGGATTTTATGTGGTGTATTGAAAATATTTTCAACTCCTGTGCTATAAGACTACCAAAAGGTTCTATTGAAAAGCTTATTGGAAGAAAATTAACTTGGAACGATAATCCCGTAGAACTTAAAGATAAATAACATGACACGAATAACATTCAAGAAAATTCCGTTTGACCTTGAACTTGCGAAGAAAATAATGAACAAGGAGGTAAAAGGAAGGATAGTATCAGAAGATGGTCGTAAGGTTCGCATTATTTACATCGACAACGAGTCTTTTACTGAAACAACATTCCTCGCATTGTATAAGGATAAAGATTTTAATATAGAGAAGGACTACCGATTGAATAAAGATGGAAGATATTTCCGAGGAGAAAGAAGTGACTTAGACCTTCATCTCGAAGTTCCAAACAATGAATAGAATACCTAAAAATTATAAACAATGACACGAACAACATACAAAAGAGTTCCCTTCAGCCTCGAATTGGCGAAGAAGATAACGAACAAGGAGGCTAAAGGACGGATAGTGACGCGAGACGGACGCCAAGTAAGAATTATCTGTTTCGACAAAATTGGAGTGCATGGTGCTTGCCAGATTGTTGCTCTTCTTCGAGTTCACCCAGATGAGGAAACAGTTTTTGCTTTTTCCAATGAAGGTGCTTATCGTTTTGGCCATAAGACTTGTTTCGACCTATTCCTTGAAGTCCCCACCGACTACCGCGACTACTCCAACTTTGTTCCTCAAAGATGGCAGACTTGTTTGGTGAGAGATTATTCTTTAGATATATGGAGAGTAGCAGTATGTAGCGGAAAAGATGCTTATGGTAGACCGCTCTTTTACTCGGATACTGATGGTTGTTGCGGTTGGTATCATTATCTCCCACTTTCTAAGGTAACCGAGCGTCTGATTGGTATAAGCAAGAGCTACGAGCAACTGATAGAAGAACTTGACAAGAATGGGAAAGATTAAAGCATGTGACGGGCAAGGCTGCAAGGAGCGAAAGGCTTGTCTGCGATTTGCTCTGTCGCATACAGAGAGTGACAGACATAACATTCACAAGGCTTGCTATTACACAAGACCGAACGGGCGCGACTGCCCGATAATGATTAAACAGAGAACAATATGAAAGAGGACATGACCGCATTCGCTGTGACGAGTGTGGCGAGCAAAGCACTTGTACGCCACTGATGGCAAAGGCCTGCCTTAAAGGTTTTATTCGCGGTTATGTTGCCGCTAATTCTAAAAATCAACAAACATGAAACTACTGATAGTAATAGCACTAATGCTCTTCGTGTATTGGCTTTGGAAGGACATCAACCGTCATGACGGGCCACCGATTGCGAGCAGCTAATTAGCAACATACCCCACTTACCAACCTCATATTTTTTCACTTCATAAATATAAATGGTTTTGTTTAGTTGGATTTGTTTTTAATTGCCCGAGGTCGGGTAACATTCGGTCCGTGTCCGAGGTGGGGTACTTATAAGCCCTCTCTGCAACGCTACAATTTTATTAACTTAATACAAAAGGATTGATTTTTAATAGTGCAGTGGTGTCGGCAGCATGTGGTTCGTGGCCACGGAGGGCGCAATTTTAATTAGAGATAATATGACAATAAAACAAGTTATTCATGCCCTGCATCTGCACCAAAAATGGCGCAGAGGGGCAATTAGCGAGATGCCGCTGACGGCAAAGGAATATGGACAAGCCTTGGACGAGGCAATAAGACTGCTTAGACAATATGACAAACAGCAAGACGGGGCAGTGCGGTGAGTGCCTGAGGTTCGCCAAGGGCAGATGCCCGAAATTCTTTTCCAACTATGTGCGGACAGCGTGTAATGGCTTCACACAGAGCAAATCAGTAACTAAAAATACACACTTCGATAAAGTATAAACATTATGACATTCGACGAATACCAAGAACTTGCAATGACTTTCTGCACAAAGGAAAGTAACAATTTACCATACATGATACTCGGCCTTAACGAGGAAGTAGGAGAACTGACAGGAAAGCTTGCAAAAGCAGTGCGCAAAGGACTGCTAAAGCCTGACCTTACCTTTGACGAGGATAACGTTAATGAAGAACTTTTTGAGCTAATGGACAACCTTACAAAGGAAAGTGGCGATGTACTATGGATGCTCGCTGGGTTACACTCTGTTCTTAACAAACGACTCGAAACTACTGCGCATCTGAATATCCACAAACTTACAAGCCGCAAAAAACGAGGTGTTATCGTCGGGGAGGGCGACAACAGATGAGCTATAAGAACGAACCAAGGACGAAGCAAGGCCGCGCAAAATACAGAAACAAGGTTGTAAACAACGTTTTCGGGCGATTTGACAGCATCAAGGAGTTTAAGCGGTACTTGTTATTGCGCGAGGAAGAAAAAATCGGTAGAATAAAAAATCTGCAAAGACAAGTCAAGTTCGAGCTAATACCTAAGCAGACAGACAGCAACGGCAAACTGCTCGAACGGGCGTGTTACTACATTGCGGATTTCGTGTACGAGAAGCAAGGGAAACAAGTTGTTGAGGACGTTAAAAGTCGGATAACTGTTTCAGTTGCATCTTTTGTGATAAAGCGAAAATTGATGCTGTATAAGCACAATATATCAATAAAAGAGGTCTGATATTCAAAGTAAGGACTAAGCATTATGAGTGCTTAGTCCTTTTTGCGTAATATCGCAATATGAATAACGACCTATACATACCTGACTCTTTGTTTCCAACAGACAACGATTTTGAGGTTCCAAGCCTCAGATTAGACATGCAAGCGACAACTTGCCAGATTCCGTTTGTCTGTTTCGGTGAACAAAAGCGAACGTTCAAAATGAATGGCACAGGAACGCTGCATTTCTACACTGATGACTATCGGTTCAATGCCGTTTACGAACACCCCGAGAAAATTTTGCGGCAAAACCCTGCACAAATCGTAGAACCCAACTTCTCGCTATTCAATGAAACACCTATTGCGTTCGGTCTGCAAGCAATCTACAAGAAACGACTCGTTGCAAGGCAGATGCAGGAGCAAGGCATTCGCGTGTTCGTTGACCTGAATGTCGCTAACAAGTTCTACGCATTCAATTTGCTTGGAGTGCCGAAGGGCTGGAGCGCATTCTGCACACGAGGCTACGAGGACAGAGTTAACGCCCTGAACTTCGAATACGAGATAGCTACGCGTGTTTCTGACGGCAACAACCTTACGTTCGTTGTGTATGGCGGTGGCGAGGTTATTAAGCAATGGTGCAAAGAGCATGGTGCGGTTTACGTTACGCCAATCATCATCATAAAGAATAAATACAAGTCTATTCAGCGCATGGCAAAGAATACAGCTTTGTTCAAGGAAGAATGGGACATGGGCAAGGCTATCCCAACGCTGAAAGATTTGCTTGACAAACAAGTTATTGACAACAGAAAACAGATTGAACATGGCAAAAGGTAGTGGAGGAACAAGAGGCGTGAACACGTCTCTTAAAATGGCTAATATACTGCATAAATATGTAAAGCCTTCAAGTGACGATTACGCATTCAGAAATGCTTATCTTAATCATAAAAACGATACAGAATCATACGAAAATGCGTCTTTAGAGTATTACACAAACTATGGCTATGACGAAATTAACAAGAAACTTCGGAATGGTACTTCATTGAGCGATAAAGAAAAGGCTATCATATACTTTCTTGATAAGAAATTAAAGGCAGTTCCGAAATATGACGGGCTTGTGTATAGAGGTGTTGCGCTTAACAATGAGCAACTAAAATCGTATACCGTTGGTAACGAAGTAAAATTTAACTCCTATTCTTCAGCGTCAAAAAAACTTAGTGTTGCAAAAAATTCAACAACGAATGGAGGAGGAGATAATGAAGTTATATTCAGAATACACAGCAACAGAGGTCGGGATATTTCCTCCTCAGCTGTACATTCAGAAGAGCAAGAAGTCCTTTTCGGTAGAAACCAAAAATTCAAAGTGCAAAAAATATCAAATAGAAAAGGTTATACATATATTGATTTGGTATGAAAGGTAAGTGGAAGTAGAATTATACAAACAAAATTATGGCAAAAGGCAGCGGAAGTACAAGAAATGCGCGTAAGAACTCATTATCGCTAAACCTTGTGAGCGGTGAATATGATGACCTTTTACAAGATGCAAAGAAAATCTTTGAGAAAGAAGCAAGTGATAATTTAGGAGACTATAAATCTCGGAAACCGAAAAAAGTTTCAGACGAGAAATATGATAGATTGCTAAAATCTGGAGACTACATTGAGGTTTATCATGGAGGGCGTCCGCAAGATGTAGAACAACTCATAAATGGTAAGTATTATGTTAACAACGAGCTTCATGTGAGTGGGTTTGGATATTATTTCGGGAGAGAAAAGAAAACTGCCGAAAGGTATAGCAAAGGGGCTGTACTAACTGCTCTTGTGAAGAAAAGTGATATAATGCCACGAGATGGACTCTCTACAGAGAGAATAACTAATTCTGAAAGATACATACCAAAGGGCTCAAAATTCAAGAATGGTTCGGCCGTAACCGACTCAGACAGAAAAGACCTGTTCAACACATCTACGCTCGCAGCACACAAACGATATAAAAGTGCAGAGGCGTCATATTCTGCTGTGGTGGTTGTTGACAGGTCCGCAATCATAATAAGAAAGAAATAGATATTGCGAATTGCAGCAAAAATATTGCCATGACGCAAATGCACAAACAATTATAATACAAACAAAACATGAAGTTAGAAAAGACAGAAAAACTGAAAATCAGTCAAATCAAAGAGAGTGTTAACAACCCCCGTGAGATTACAAGCGAGAAGTTTATGCAACTTGTACGCTCAATCCTTGTGTTTCCTAAGATGCAGATTATTCGCCCTATCGTAATTGATGGAACGAATGAAGTTATCGGTGGTAACATGCGTTTGCGTGCGCTGAAAAAAATATCTACGATGTCAATTGAGGATATTAAGTCTACGCTATCAAAAGTCAACGATTTCAAGGAAAAAGCACAAGGAGAAAAAGAAGCAGTCGTTAAATGGTGGAACGAATGGATTGGCTCTCCTTATGCGTTCGTAATCAACGCGAGCGAACTGACAGAGAACGAACGCAAGCAGTTTGTCATCAAAGACAATGTAAGTTCTGGGCAATGGGACTACGAAGCCCTCGCCAACAAATGGAACACAGAAAGTCTTAATGATTGGGGCGTGCCAGTGTGGAATACTGATGGCATGAACTTCGGTAACGATTTCAAAAGCGAAAGTGAAACGCAAACATCTGAAGGTATTGGATTAGGCCCACAAAGCGACAACCTGAATGCAGAAGAACCATTCGGGGATAACTCTTTAGACTGCCTTCCGCCTGAATTGCAAGGTCTTGACATACAGCCGAACGAGTTGCCTAAGTTGCAAGGCTCTGATGAGACTGCAATGAAGCGAGTTATTATCGTCTACCCAGCCGAAAGAGAGCAAGATGTAGCAATGCTGCTCGGGCTTGCGAAGATAGATAAAGTGGTCTATAATATACACGAAATAACGGGAGAAGAATGCGGATAGTTTTCGATTTAGACGACACCTTGTGTCACACAGAGAACAGAGATTATTCTAACTCTTGTGCAATTTCCTCGGTCGTAGAAAAAATCAAGGAGATAAAACACAAGATTTCAGATGCTGAGATTGTTATATACACCGCACGTGGTATGGCAAGTTGCAATGGTGATGTGGAGATGGCAAAGAAGAAGAATTTGCCATATATTGAAGCATTCCTGCAACGTAATGACTTGAAGGTTGACGAGATTATCTTCGGCAAACCTTTAGCCGACATCTATGTTGATGACAAGGCCATGAGCGCAATAGATTTCTCGTTAGCGGGTGTACGCACGTATGAGGGATTGTCAGGGGCAACAGTTTGTCGTGTAGGGAATGTTGTAATTAAACAAGCTGGCAATGTGAAAGAGCAATATGATTGGTACTGCAGGGCAAAAACACATTACGAAAATAAAAATGGGATGTTCTACACTCCAATCGTGTATTCTGTAACACTCGGGAAATTATACATGCAATACGTAGACGGGCATCTGGCTGCAAAGTGCGTAAACGCTGATATGATACGCAATATCATAAAAGAGTTGAAAAGAGAGCAAGGACACATTGATGGAAGAAATGATGTCGTTTCTTACGCTAATTATGTTAGCCAAAGAGCAGAGAGTGTTGGTGTTAGAACTGACATATTTGAACGTATTACGAATTGTAAAACGCTGGAAGATAAAACATTCTCACATGGTGACCTTTCTCTGCTTAATATCATTTCCACAGATAAAGGCTTGGCTTTAATAGACCCAAGCCCTAACAAAGGTGTCGAAAGTTGGATTATTGATGTAGCGAAAATCCGTGCAAGTCTAAATTGGCTGGACGAGGCTCTTGTCGGTATTGAACACGACAGGGGCTTAATAGATGTATTTGACAATCTATTTGAAGACAAAGAGGTTTTGAATGCAGTGAAATTGTGCGAAGAAAGTCATCTCTTTCGCGTTTGGCACTATGCTAAGAAACTCGGCAAAGTTGATATTGAACGAAAATTAGAACACTGTTATTCATTATTATATGCAAAATAACAAGATTATTGGCTTTACTTCTGTCGTTGGAGATTTCTTCCACGCAGGCCATGTAGCTATGATACAAGAGTGCCGATTATATTGCGATTACCTAATAGTCGGAGTTATGGCTGACACGCACGACAGAACATGGAAAAATGTACCAGTACAGAGCCTGTTTGAAAGGTTCTACCAAGTCCTTAATTGCAAGGGCGTTAATAGTGCTGTAGCACTCGGAAGTGAGAAAGACTTAGAACTCGCGCTGAGGAGCATTCCGAAGATAGACATACGTTTCGTTGGCGAAGACTATATCAACAAGAATTTCACGGGGAAAGAAACGTGTGAGAAACTCGGAATAAGAATTATGTACACGAAACGTAATCATGGGCTTTCTTCTACGGAGCTCCGTAATCGAATAATAGAGCAATGGAACAATCAAAAGTAATATGGGGAATTGTTACGTACAATCGCACAGACAGGCAGCAAATGCTACTGTACCTCAATTCTCTCGGTTATAAAAAGGATGAAATCATTGTACATTGTCAGACTGAGCAAGATTACAACACCTTGACTGAAAAGTACGATGGTAAGGCTACTATCCTTTACAAGAAGGGAAAAAACGTCTGCGAGAACAAGAATAATCTCTTGGATTGGGTGTGTTCTAATAGGCCAAATACAAAGCTCATAATATGCAGCGATAAGGTACGCGGTATTAAGTTCCTAAACAAATACGGTAAAGGTACTCTTATAGCTAAAAGAGAAACCTTGGACTATATAATAAGACGCGCATTCCTATTCACTGAGAGACAACACGGTGTTTTCTTTGGCTGTTACCCCGTGCAAAATGACTTCTTCATGAAACACACTATCAGCATCAACCAATTAGTGTTAGGGTGCTTCATGGGGTTTCCTAACCCTGAAGCAATCAGATTTGATACAGAGCAACCGCTCAAAGAAGACTTTGAGATTGTTCTTAGGTGTGTGAACAATGGCTTAAAAATGGTTCGTTTCAATGATATCTGTTTGCGTGCTACGTTCCATACTAAGGGCGGTGCGCATGAGCTGTGGAATGCTGATGGTGATAAGGTGAATGAGTATTGTACTCGGAGAATATTGAAGAAATATCCAAACTTAGCTAAGCCACACGCTACAAGGAAGAACGAAATCAGATACACAGGGAAATCAATAGTAATCAATAAATCTATTCTTTACGATGCAATATTATAATAGCCCAAGATGGACAGCAGAGATAGCCGATTGTTCAATGCCTATGACGTTCGACACGTATAGTAATTGCGCTTTCGGCTGTATGTATTGTTTTGCCCAATTTCAACGAGCATTAGGCTCTTGTAAAGAGCATTATCTGAACAAGGACGTGAAATGCGTGAATGTTGAGAAAATAAAGAGAATGTTCACAGACCCAGATAAGTACGCAGGACAGTTTGCCACTTACATCAAGCAGCGAAGAGTTATGCAGTGGGGTGGAATGTCAGACCAATTTGATGGATATGAGCGTAAGTATGGAAAGACTCTGGAACTGTTGCGCTTCTTCAAGGAGATAGATTATCCGCTGTGCTTCTCTACCAAGGCTGCATGGTTCACAGAAGATGAACGCTACATGGAGCTAATTCGCGGACAGAAAAATTGGAACTTCAAGTTTAGCATTATTACGCTTGATGAACACGATGCACACGTCATAGAACGTGGTGTGCCAACACCCTTGCAAAGACTTGAAGCTATCAGAAGAATAGCCGAAGCAGATGCAGGTGGGGCAACCTTAAGACTTCGCCCATTCATTGTTGGTGTTTCGTCCAAAACGTATCTTGACCTTATCAGAGAAGTAGCCAACAGGGGCGCAACAGCACTCAGTACAGAATTCTTCTGTGTCGAGCAGCGAAGTAACACGCTGAAACACTATATGCCAACACTCAGCAAATTAGCAGGCTTCGACCTTATGGCGTTCTATAAGAAGTATAGCGTTTCTACTGGCTATTTACGCCTTAACAGAAAGGTTAAGGAGCCATTCTTCAAGAACATGAAGCATCTATGTGATGAACTCGGAATGCGCTTCTACGTATCCGATGCACACTTCAAAGAACTCTGTCACAATGGCTCTTGCTGTGGCTTGCCACCAACATGGAATTACTCAAAAGGGCAATTCTGCGAAGCTTTGCAAATAGCCAAGCATGCAAAAGATGGGCTTGTAAGGTGGTCTGACATTAAGAAAGATATAGAAGAACTACATCAGTACCAATGGAATAAAGCGGAAGGGTTCAATACGTGCAGTTGTGAAAGACGTGCAAAGTTTAACAGCATGACGATGGCTGCATATATGCGTTGGTTATGGAATAATCCACAAAATGGCCAGAATCCGTACAAGATGTTTGAAGGCATTATTATTCCAGTCGGCAAAGACGAAGAAGGAAATCTCATCTATCAATATAAAGGTGAAAAATAATGGCTAAACTGATAAAAGAAAAGATGAAGATGTGCGATTACAGGCACGCGCAATATGTCCGCATGGATATTATAAGCAAGTTGTACAAGCGTGGGTATACGTTCCGTGAGATACGTGAGGAGGTCATGGCTCGTCTTGACTTGCCCACGTATTCATTGCAGACAGTCCACAAGGACGTTAATCGTCTATTAGCAGAGTGGCAAGAAACGAGGATAAAGAGCATTGATGCGAATATCCAACTCGAATTGCAGCGTATTGACGAGTTGATTAAGGAAGCTTGGGCAGCCTGGGAAAAATCAAAACTTGATTACGACAAGAAGCAAAGTAGACAAGTCGGCGTTCCTTCAGAGGAGTCAGGCGGTGAGAACGTTGTGACCGTTAAGATGGAACAGATGTCTGAGAACGTGAATTGTCATGGCGATATACGTTACCTTGAATTTATAAATAAAATGCTTATAGAGCGAAGAAAGTTGTTAGGGCTTTACGTCCCGAAGAAACTTGATGTTACTACCAATGGAAAGGATATATCCCGCGAACCATTGATGGTTGAAATCATTGATAGTAGAGATAAGGTTGATACGGACGATAATGAAGAGGAAGAAGAATAAAATACAGACAACAAGAATCTTTTCCGAGATTAACAAAGCCTACATTCGGGGTTATACGACAGTCAGCGAGCAAGGAAGCAGCCGTTCATCGAAAACGTACAACACAATTATTTGGCTGTGCTCGTATTGCCTAAATAATCCACATACGACAGTTTCAGTGGTTCGAGCTACATTGCCATCGCTCAAAGGTTCTGTTCTTCGTGACTTTATAGCAGTAATGCAAGATATGCACATATGGGGCGATTGCAAGTTTAACAAGTCGGAATTGATTTGCACCTTCCCGAATGGCTCATGGGTGGAGTTTTTTTCGTGCGACAACGAGCAGAAGTTGCGCGGTCGTAAGCGACAAATTTTGTACGTAAATGAAGGCAACGAACTAAAGTTTATCGAATGGCAGCAGCTGCAAATGCGTACAACTAAATTTTCTATCATTGACTACAACCCATCATTCTCTGATGACCACTGGCTATGCACGCTAAACAAAGAGCCTAAGACCTATCATTTCATCACGACTTACAAAGATAACCCATTCCTCGAACAAAAAGTCATTGACGAGATAGAGAGCCTTAAATATAAAAACCCGTCCTTATGGCGCATCTACGGTCTTGGTTTGCAAGCTATGGTAGAGGGTCTGATATTTGAGAATGTGGAAGAGATAGACGAGATACCTCGCTGGCATCAGAAGCATCACTACCGAGGCATGGACTTTGGTTATACGAACGACCCTACGGCCATTGTAGACGTGTATATCAACGATAATTCGCTGTGGATTGATGAAGTATGCTACCGCACGGAAATGCTGGCTGCAGACATAGCGAAAGCGCACAAGGAAGCCAATCGCGAATGCGGACAAAATATTGAAATAATATCTGAGAGTGCCGACCCGCGACTGATTGACGAAATTTCAAATGCAGGGCTTGACATTCACCCCGTACACAAGTTTCAAGGGTCAATCATGGCAGGAATACAGAAGATGCAAGAGCTAAAGATACGCGTGACAAAGCGAAGCACAAATGTACTGAAAGAGTTTAGGAACTATACCTACCGCCAGAATAAAGATGGAAAGTGGCTGAATGAGCCTATTGACGCCTACAACCACGCCATAGACGCAATACGTTATGTGGTGCTTGATAAACTGCTCGGGCAGAATAGTAACGGCATAGAAGCCGATGATTTTATAGATATGCTGTAATGCTGTAATAAACAAATACGAGAAAATAATAAACATGAAGCCAATAAGAGAGATAATGGCATTGGGCGACCCGATGCAGATTTACACGCTGCTGACAGCACGCAAACGAGGTTTCAAAAAGCCTCTTGATGTAACAGAAGCGGAATATAACCCAATGCAGCACGCAGTTTATGACAAGACAAAGCGCAAGAAAAAGGAACTTAAGGTAAAGAGCGACAAGCGAGACAATGATGGGAATTGGCTATACAAGACAAAGTATGTAGACCGCTGCCGTATTGCAGTTCCAGCACAGCGTCTTATCTGTGAACGTGATGTTGGCTTCTTACTTGCCGAACCAGTTAAATACAACATTAAGGGGGTTGCAGACAGCCAGCAACAAGAGTTGTATGACAGCGTAATGGATATTCTGCAATACAACAAGATAGACTACTTCGACAAGCGGCTTGCACGCGAGTTGTTCCGTTGTTGCGAATGCGCGGAGCTATGGTACATCGTTAAGGGCGAAGATGGCGAGGAGGACGAGATGCGTGTAATGCTGCTCTCGCCACTGCATGGGGATATTCTGTACCCTCACTTCGATGACTACAACCGCATGGACGGATTTGCGCGCAAATATAACGTAAAGGACGAACTCGGCAATACGAGTGTCCATTTCGATGTGTACACGTCAACCCTCGTGTACCGATACATGAACAATGGCGCAAACCTTGAACTTATCGATGCAAAACCGCATGGCTTTGGTAAAATCCCCGTGGTGTATTATCGGCAGGAGGAAACCGAATGGGAATGCGTGCAACCAATCATTGAGCGGCTGGAAGAATTGCTTTCAAATTGGGGCGATGTGAATGACTACTTTGGTGCGCCAACATACTTCTTCAAGGGCAAGATGAAAGGCTTTGCAGAGAAAGGTGAAGTTGGCCGTGTATACCAAGGCGAGGGCGAAAATGCCGACATGAAGGTCGTATCGTGGAACTCTGCTCCCGAGAGTATGCGACAGGAGGTAGCCAACCTAACAAACATCATATTCTCATATTCGCAGACGCCTGACATCTCGTTTGAGAACATGAAAACCCTTGGTAACAACACGAGCGGAGCGGCAATACGACTCATGTTTACCGACCCACACCTAAAGGCCGAAACGAAAGAGGAACTGTTTGGCGAGATGTTTACGCGAAGGTTTAATGTCGTGAAGAGTGGCTATGCAACAAGCATGAAAGCTACACCCAAGCGTATTGCAGACCAGTTGCAAGTAACGCCAGTGTTCACGCCCTACATACCGAAAAACGAGATGGAGATGCTGCAACTCATCAACCTGTCAACGCAGAGCAAGCAAACGATGTCGCAAGAAGATGGTGTAAGGCTTAATCCACTTGTGAGCAATCCCGAGGAAACAATCAAGCAGTTGCAAGAGGAGAGCGCACAATCAATGAAGATGGCCTTGTTCGGCACAACAAAAGAGGAGGACGAAACTGGAGAGGAATAATAACTGAAACACGGAATGACCGCTGAACAGAGATTGACAAAATTGCTTCTGCAAGCTTCAGGAGACTTGCAGAAGCTATACGACAAACTTATTAAAGAGCTGACAAAGGCAACATCAAATTCTGTTCACGCTGTCAGCCCTGATGAATTGTATACAATAGCAAAGGCTTGCACCCCGACCGAAAAAGAACGGGTGCAGGCTTTGCTTGATGCTTACAGCAGCACTCTTGGCTCGCTTATAAAGCAGGGCATAACTCGTGCCGTTCTGCTCTCAGCCAACATTCAGCAAAAGGCTCTGTCTGCATACACGCGTATGCAGGGCAAGGAGGTTGACGATTGGCGCGAAAGTACGGCAAAGGCATTCATCAACAGCAGAATGAAACGCGATAGTGGACTCAACCTTTCTGACAGGGTGTGGAACTACACGCAACAAACAAAGGCGGAGTTTGAACTCGCCATGTCGCAAGCTCTTGAAAAGGGCATCAAGCAAGGCATATCGGCAGAGAGCCTTGGCCGTCAGATACGGCAGTATCTCAATAACCCCGATATGATGTACAGACGTTATCACCTCAAAAAGGCCATGGCAGACGGAACGAAACGCGATGTCGTGGAATGGCGCAGACGTGTGATAGACGAGCAAGGCAAGGTGCGCTTTGTTAAAGAGGACTTGGCCCATGTCGGCACTGGTGTATATCGTTCAGCACGTCAGAATGCCTTGCGCCTGACTATCACAGAAACGAATATGGCCTATAACTATGCAAATTGTGAGCGGTGGAGTAGTGAACCATACGTGTTGGGCATTCGTATCAGAACGTCAGCAAATCACCCAGAGAAGGATATTTGCGATGAGCTTGCAGGCGACTACCCAAAAGATTTCATGTGGCGAGGCTGGCACCCACGCTGCCGCTGTTCCATGTCCTCAATCTTGATTGACCGCAATAGCGAGGAGTGGAAACATCTGCGCTCTCTGCCCGAGAAAGAGTATAGGGCTTACAAGTCCCCCAATCTTGTGCCGAACGTGCCTGAGAAGTTCTCTAAATGGTGCGAGCGCAATGCTGACAAGTTGAACTTGGCGCGAGAGAATGGAAAGCTGCCTTACTTCGTGAAGGATAATATGAAGGCTGTTGGAAAGTTCGTAGGCTGGAATGAGGACTCCATTCTGGCAAAAGAGATAACTGAAGTATGCAAGATGGCGCGCGCATCTGGCAAAGAAGTTCAAGGTACAGCGGAATCTATTGCACAAAAGTACGGAGCTAAATGTACACCGATAAACTTTAAGAGCGAGGAATCTATAAGGAGAAAGGTCCTCTTGGAAAGACAAGAAGTTCCTATGTTTTCGCCAAAGAATTTGAAAGATACAGTACGAACAACAATAGTTGCTGACAATAAGGATATTGATTTTATAATCAGCGACTTGGTTAAACATAAATCTTTTGTGCGACTAAAGAAACAGAAAACATCATTAGGCTATGTTGGTAATATAGTCAATCTAATAACAAATAATGGTCTTATAGCAGAGGTTCAAGTAATCACGCCTTATATGATTTATGCTAAAGAATCTCCCAAAATTGCAAAGCAACTTTTGGGAGAAAGTATGTTGAATAAGATAATGCAAAAAACAAAATTAGAAGGTGGACTCGGACATAAATTCTATGAACAATGGAGATTGTTAAATCCGAAAAGTAAAGAAGCTATCGAAATAGCAAAGAAAAGTGTTGAATACTATAGACACTTTAAGAATTAGCTAATTTCCGATATTTACCAGTACGCGGATTCCAATCCCATGTTATACCGAAATTGTCATACTCTTCTTTTGTGATTGGTTCAAGAAAATTTTCCATACTGAAACTTGGAATACCCCATGCTTCTCTTTCATCTTTACCTGCTTTACGTTCTCTAAGGTACTCAATATGTTTTATATAACGTTGGCCATTGTCATCTTCACGTACAACGGCATCAGCTTCATAATTTGAGAAATATTTCATACAGAAAAAAATAAATAAAAGATACCCATGGTCAGCCACTCGCATCCCACTGTCTTGTTTCATACACCATTCCGTCAAAGGAAAAGCCTTGTCCGCTGTTAGGTATCTTGTCATGTTAATGCAAAGTTATAAATTAAAATTATATGTAGAAGTTTCACGCATCAATTTTCCAAAGATATTGAATATCCCCACCGCCTAAAGTAAGCGTAACGTCAGGCTCGGCCATCAAGTCACTTTTTTTGAATGAGAAATAATACAGCGACCTTGGTTTAAGCTCGCCACTGATTATCTTCAATTTGTATGATGACTTCATATAGGTTGAGCCAGTGGCCAAATCCCATCGAAGCAGGTCTTTCAAAAAATCTTTTGCTTTCATGTTGTTAATCTATAAAGTCGTTGAATGTTGTGACCTCTGTTCCACCATCATAGAAAGGCTTCTTATCGCAAATATAGCCCTTCCAAGAGCCATATTCGTAGATACGGAACATGTGGTATCCAGCATTACGAAGAGCCTTAAAAGCTGCTTTCATCTCCTCGCCATTAAATCGGATATTAACGTCACTGTCAAGTGCTTCGTAGCCACCAAACCCGTAGGCCTTACCACTTCGTTTAGAAACAATGACGTATAGAGTCTTGCCTCTGTACGCGCTTTGTCTCTCTGGGTGAAATATGCGCCAGACGCAAGTGCTGAGAAACGCATCGCAAATGTATTGTACAACCTCTTGGCGTACTTCTGTTGGCTGTACATAATCGTTCTTCGGAATGTTTACTGTTATTTCCATTGCCGTAGTGTTGTATTAAATTCGTGTGATTGTTTTTGCTGTCTCCTCTCCCCACAGTTCAACTATTATGTCGTAGGCTTCCTTGTCACCGTCCCAAGCGTACATGCACTCGCAGTTATTGTATTCAAAGAAATAAACCTCTTGTGGGTCACAATTAGCTTTTATTTCCTCGTCCCTTTTTGCGTAGTAATCAAAGAAAGCTTTGAGTGAGTTCTGAGTGCCATAAGCACCATTTTTGCACTGGGAGATTTTGTCACCTTTGGAGATAAATCCGCGGTCGGCAAGTCGGTTGTACCCCTCCTCAAATTGCTGGTCGCTGAAGGCGAAGAACACACCATATCTATCGGCATCGGGGTGCGTCTTGTATCTGGCGTTGTAATAGAATGAAACAGTCTTGGCATTAAGCATTACTACGCAGCCCTCGGTGCAAGACCAGTCAATAAAGTATTCAAGCGTGCCTTTAGTCGTTTGAATGTGCCTTATCGCTTGTGGGTTCTTGGCCTTGGTCCTTGCATAGCTTTTCGCGAAACGTTCTTTAAGGCCGCAATTCTTAGCGTGTATGTAAGCATCTTGGTAGTTCATGATGTATTCGTTATCCTCTTTCAATTTTGCTTCTTCTTCGTTCATAGCTGTTTTTTGTTATAAGCGAGTGGGCATTTCACCCACTCGCGAGGTTGATATGTTTAGATTGAGTATTGCTCTTCAAGAAACTTGACCATTGCTCTATTCTGTGGCAGCATGTCAGGTATATTCATGCTGTCGGCCTTATAAAGCTCTGTTGCAGCGTTATACACGTCCCATACAGTTGTTTTATTTGTGTTGTGGTAGTTTATAAGTAGCAACTCTGTAAAGCGCGAAATTTGCGCCTGATTGAGCGGATAAACGACTGGCTCTTTGATAGCTTTGTTCGATGTGTCGCACTTTACTCGGATAGCTGTAAGCATGCCAATTAGCGTAAATACTTGCTCGGCCGTGAGTTCTATGCTTTTCATACGTTCCATTCGCTCTCTGTCGCTTACAATGATATGGCGTGCATCAACGAGCCACGACTTGATAACATCAAGTACGTCTTGCACGGTAATCTTATCACCTCGCCCAGCACCTTTTTCGGCATACGTTGATATGTAATTGCTCGCATTGAGCATACATTGGTTATGGCATATCTTGACCATATTGCCAAATCCAGCCTGAATTCCTTTTTGGTGGAATGCAATAGCGATATTCGTAGTGTTCTCACTGTCATCAAAATCGTTTATTCTGATGTTTGCGAAAACGCGTCTCAAGATATGTGCTTCTACCGCCTTATCTCCGTACTGGGCTTCTACCTGCGGAAGTAGCACAACACCTGGCTGAGCGCGGTCTTTGTTCTGTGCCGCAAATAAGTCGTACACTTCAACATTGAAGTGTTGCTCGTTGCACATGTTAATTACTTCGTTGAGCAACTGGAAGTGATAGATGCCTTTCAAAGGGTTATTGTATACATCGTTTTCCTTGTGCGTGCGTTCGAGCTGTTCCAGTGTAATTGTCTGTACTTTTGCTTTTTCGAAGTCAAAAAACTTATTATCCATTGTGTTATATATTTTAGAGTTGTTGTTGTTAAATTAAAAATGCGCTTAACGTTATCGCCCAACGAATTGTGACAGCAAAGTGCGAGGTGTACGTTTCGCTCCCAACTTGGATAAGTCTGACTTATGCACTCGTGCAACTATTCAGAGGTATCTCCTTTTCTAAGCATCTTAACGTTTAGCTTCAACGTTTGGCTTATTTATTGTTCACGCCAAACAAGAACGTTTTATGGCTATCCAAAAACAGCTCGCCACAGATGAGCCGAGTTTTTTTGTCAGGTGTTTCTTTCACCCCACGGTATGCCTGACCGCCCGCTGTTGTATACGGTTTTTCTCTACAATGGTGCTTGGATTGCACCTACGGCTTTTTAGTTGTATTGCTCAACCCTTGTAACGATAAGGTACGGTATACGTTTTCTCGGTTTGTAACGTGTTATCTCACGGCTGGTTAACACCACAGCTTTCGGATTTACTCTTATCTGAGGTTTACTTTCTGCTTTTTTGAAGGGAAAGCGCAAAGAAATTCTAAGAATCGCCCGTACCCTATTCAAACGCTTGTTTTGTAGGTGTGAGGGGAATCGAACCCCTCACGCTGCCTTGTCAGCTCACCCTCTTGCCCATTCTTCAAAAGCATTTACAAAATCGTTGCGAATGAAGAGCATATCACCAGTACCATCACCCCACCAATCAGAATAATGGGTAAGAAATTCTCCTTTATTTCCATTGATGCAAAGTTTCTTGTAAATAGCTCTGAACATTGCCGAAATCTTTCTTCCGCTAAAGTGTCCAGCTCTCTTTGCGTCATTCGTGCAATACCCATCGGCAGAATGCTCCTCGACATTTCCCTTGTTGTCAACGAATTTAGCATAATCGTCACCCCAAAAGCCATGAGTAATGGTATCTTTCAAGAGTTGCTTTTGGTCTTCCGTTAACTCCTTTACTAAGTTTTCGATTGTTGTGTTCATTGTTGTTTTGTTTTATTGTTTGTTACTTTATTTCTTAATTGCGTTGTAAAGATATAACTAAAAAGTAATATCACAAAGAGAAATAACAAAAAAGTAATATTTTATTTTCTCACATCTAACGGAATATCTCTATATTCGCGTAAAACTCAACGAGTTATGCGAGATTACAGAAATGAACTATTGAACAAGTCAACCTCGGCAGAAAAGTCTGTTTGCCGAATTTTGGACAAGTTGGGCGTGAAATTCATACGCCAGTACAAGATACAGACACCACGTAAGACATTCTACATAGACATATATGTTCCAGCCCTGAACGCCTGTATAGAGGTCGATGGTAAATACCATTTTACGGACAAGCAAAAGCGGCTTGACAGCAACAGAAGTGCTTGCATAAGAAGAATTGGGCTGTCAGTAATTCGGATATGTAATACAGATGCATACTCGGCCAAATCTGTGAAATCAATGCTGCAAAGGCATATTTTGCGGCAAAATCGAAAGAAAAACAAATAATGCGCAGATGTGTGGCTTTCTTATTATCTACATTTGTTATTGTATAATTCAATTAAATCTATGAACAAGAAAGTATTTAACGCACTTAAGACCTTGTATGCAGACAAGGGGTTGAGTCAGACAGAACTGGAGGAGTTGGCTGGAATTGTTGGCCAAAATCTCAGCGAAGATGCAAGCGAAGACGATATTAACAACGCAGCAAGCGGTGTTTCGGCCTATGTAAACATCATGCAGAAGTTCGGTAATAGATGCGCATCGGCGGTAGAAAACAAATACAAAGGCTATGTTAAGCCAAACGTAAACCCAGAACCACCTAAGAAGCCAACAGAAGAAGGACTTACGAAGGAGCAAGTTGCAGAAATGCTCAGGACTGGTATTGACGAAGCCTTAAAGCCTTACAAGGAGAGAGAGGAACGACAAAGGTTGAACGGTATTCTTGCAGGTCAAGATAAGCTAAAAGGCATTCCGTCTAAATTCGTTGGCCGTTACAATCTCGAAAAAGAGGAAGATGCTGCATCACTTGCATCACAGATTGAGCAGGATTATGCGGAAGAGCGCAAGGCGATATTATCATCGCTCGGATTTGCCGATATTCCATTGGGCAATAGTGGCGAGCCTGACAGCGATGAGGACTTCGCGAAGAAAATGCAAGATGCACAGAAAGCACTTGCAAAACCGTAAAAACCAAAACGAAAAAACATGATTTACAAAGAGACTAAACCGACTAATATTCAAGAGGGTGTATGGGACGAGAAGTCTTGTGTGCGCAGACAGAGCGGTTTCAATCTTGACCAGACTGGACTCCCTGCAACATTGAAGTGGTTACCAAAGGGCGCACCTCTTGCACTTACAGCGTCAGGCAAGGTAAGTGTATGCAAGACAGCAAAGGTCTACGAGGCTGCCGATAAATCAGCAACAGAGGTAAAGGTGTATAAGGGCCATCTCCTCGCTGTTGGCGACAGCCTTGCAGGTTCTGCAATCACAGCTATTGACACAAGCAATGCAGACTTTGACAAGGTAACAGTTGCAGCGTTGGCAGAGAAAGCAGACAAGGACGCAGTTCTTGACAACGGAAATGCCGCAAAGGTTATCGGCCTTAATTATGCGAGCGTAGAACTTGATGGTATGCAGAGTTGTACCCCGACCTTGCAGGCTTACGAGATTGAGGAAGATACACTTCCTTATCCAATTAACGATGCTATCAAGGCCGCATTAACCTCGCGTCACGCATTCAAGATTAAGTAACATAAAAGAACTTATAAAAAAAGAACATATATGGATTCACTGATAAAAAATCTTGAGAAGCCGAAGCGATTTGACTGCTTCATTCAAGAGCAGATGAAGAACTCTACCTATATCGCAGAATGGAAGAGTGAAATTCGCTCTGTGGAATATTGCGCAGCAAAGATATATCAGGCATATCTCGCTGAATATGCTGCCGCAATGGTCGGTTCAATCATTGCAAAGGACGCAGAGAAGCCCACACACCAGATGCCAACTGCAAATATGTTGATGGGGTCTCTGAGCCGCATCGCAGACGAGTGGCAGATGGATAACGACCGACTGGAGCAGTTTTATTACCTTGAAGGCCGTTACAAGGACAAGGAAGCAACATTCTCACAAGAGCAAAAGCAGGTGGAATACGCCAAGCTCGTCAAGTTTCTGTTTGACCCATTCGAAAAGGCTGTAATTGCTCCACACAAGCGTATTGATATGCTCTACTTCGAGGGCTTGTTCAACGGCACGCAGACCGTAGACGGAACTAATAACAAGAAGTCGCCAGTGTCGTACACATACGACCTTGGTGTCAAGCGTTTTAAGGCCAAGGTCGCAGCATGGGGAACGGAAACTGCAACACCTTTGAGCGACATTCAGGAGATTGTAGACTATCTCGGTTCTAAGGGCAAGGTGGTGCGCAAGATGCGTATGTCAACACGTACTTTCCGCAAGATGTGCAAGGCCAAGGAACTCAAAGATGTGTTCACACTGAAACTTGGCAAGGTAGAAGTCAATAACGCACGAGTATCTTACAACGAGGTAAATCAGTACTTGCAGACAATTCTTTTGCCTGAAATTACTATAGAAAAGGATAGATACTGTCTGTTGCAAGACGATACGTCAATCAACATGACACGTGATGACAGAGTTGTGTTCCAGTGCGCGGACAATGTAGCTGTGCTTAAGGTTTCTGACCCCCTCGAAGCGATTGACCCTACCCCGAACAAGGTCTATTCAGTATATGATGACAACCATGTTGGTATGTGGCGAAGCGACAAGGGCCGTTTTATCGACTACGAAATGTGGGCTAATCCCGTATTCACTGGCAAGGAAGATTTGTATATCCTCGAAACGGATAAGACGAACTAATTGATATTTCATTGTTGTTTTTAGGTTGTTATGAATAACAGAGAAGCAGTTGCGGCCACTATTGAGCCATATAGTGTGTCAGACGAAAGCATTGATAAGGCTCTTATCGATGCAGGTGAACGCTTCGGCGAAAATCCTCCAGAAACAGAATACACGCTGCAAGGCAAGAAGTGTGTTGCACTTGCTTCGATGTTATGTTTGTCAAGATTGCGTGTGCTCGCAGCGGAAAATATAGGCGGCATATCGCAGACTTATGCGGTAAGCAAATTGGAAAAATCTATACAAGCAATAGCAAGTGATGCTGGAATATCCGCAGACCTTGTGCTTGCTGATGATAGTGAAAATGTTGTTAGCTGTATATCAATATGAGATTAGAGGATAAAATAATACTCGAACGTGTTGTTGCTGGGCAAGATGAACAATTAAACCCGACTGAAACAATACAGAAGATAGACCTCGGTAAATGTATCATAACACCGAACTCGTCAGCAGCCAAAATTAAGGGCAATGACGGTTCGGATTATGTATACAGTTATCTCGTAATCATGCGAAAGCCTAAAGATATAACGCTGATACCGCAAGCGAATGAAAAGGTAAGGATAACAAAAAAAGATGGTTCTATTGACATGATGTGTAGGGTATCAGGCTTTGTTACCTTGCGTAGATGGTTAAAGATATGGCTGTAGAAGCATTTGGATTTGACGAAGTCTTGCGTAAATTAGGTTCAAGTGATTTGGCAAGCGAACAGTCCGCACCCGATACGCGTATATTGCGTGAGTTGCAAGTAATAGCAGAAGAAGCATGCAATATGGCCAGAGATACGTATCCGTCACGCGCAAGCGGAGGGTATGATGACCACACTCGCGGTCTACGAGGAAGTATAGGCTTTAGAATCAGTTTCCAAGGCAAAGAAGTCGTGAGAGGTGGCTTCGATGGCAGAGGAAGTGAAGATGGAGAAGAAGCCGCAAATAGCGCAATCTCAAAGACGTCAATTAGTAACTCAACATGGGAGATAGTAATTGTCGCTGGAAAGGAATACGCGCGCTATGTAGAGGCGAAAGGCTACAACGTCATATCATTTATCCAAAGTTCTATTGACGAAAAGATGAGCAAACTAAAACAAGACATCAAAAAAGGTAATATATGAATGGAATGCAGGCCGTTACAAACCTATCGGAGTATATCGCAAAGAATATTGTCGATATTAAGGTGTTCAAATTTGAAAAGCCTACGAACTTCGAGGGGGATTACATTTGCCTGAACTATCTGAATATATCATACGGCAGAGCAGTCAATACTTCTTGCATTGTAAACGTTAATCTACACGCAACCGACATGACTGACAGCCAGCCCGATACAAAAAAACTTCAAAGCATGAGTGAGCGCATATTTGGTCTTATGCCGTGTCGAAATATAGACACAGAGGACGATGAGCGCGAGCTTATAATCGGTGGGGCGTGGTATAATATCGAAAGTGACAGCAACTGTATTAAAGACAATGACGGCACACATTTCATAAATATAAGAGTTCAAGTAACATTTACGAATTAAAATAGAAAACAATATGGCTAACAAATCAGGTGCATGGGGTATTGAGAGCGTGAAATTTGCCCCTCTTGTAGACAGTCCTACAGCTGATAAGGCTGCGGCAAAATCACCCTTCCCGACAGCTTGGAACGAATTTAAGCTTAGAGCGATTGTCAAGGACTCTCTTAGTTTCAACGACCAAGCCCCATCTACTAACAATATCGAAGTAGAGGACAGTGATAATTATTATGCTGTGCTTCAAAGCGATGCAGGTTCTGAGGGCTTCACTGTTCAGGTCTATGACATGAGCGAGGAAGCATATATGTTCTTCTTTGGCTTCAAGAAGGGTGCTGCAGAAGGAACAGATAAAGACTATCTTGTCGAAGACCCGAAGTTTAAGCTACAAAATCATGCCGTACAGATAACCACAAAGGGTACAGACGAGTTTCCATCGCACATCTTCGAGTGGGCGAACATGAAGCTCGTTGTTACAAAGAGCGGCAGTATTGGTAAGAGTGGTTTCCCCAACATCAACATTGAATGCACGAAACAGGCTGTATTCGATGTTAAGACTGGCGAGGAAATGCCTTCTGCACGCCATAAGGCGAACGCAGGTTCAACAAGCAGCAATACAGGCCACGACCATTCAACAGTAAGTAAGAACAGATAAATTCCCACCATCATATTTTTAGCGGTAGCGACATTGGGCCGCTACCGCTTTTTCTTTAACACCTATGGAACAAGAAAATAAGACATCATCAGTATTAGCGGAGAAGGCAATTTGGGTACGATTTGGACTCATTCCTTTCCGCATTCGTCCTCTCACCTTGGCTCAGATATGGGAGATTGGCGAAAAGGTGCAAGAGTGCAAGCAATTAGAAGTCGAAGGCCGATTTAATGCGATAGAAAAGATGCTTTCAGCGCATCAAGACATAAGAACGCTGCAAAAGATAGTCGTAAAGGCTGTTTTCCGCTCGTCTGTTGCGAGATTTTTGTTTGGCTGGTACATTCGTGAGCATACAACGATGAAACGCTACAAACAAGTAATTTCTTTCTGCTCGCAAAGTTTTAATGCACCCTTTTTTTTTCAATCTATGATTTTCCTAAGAGGAGCAAAACAAGTGACGATGAATACTCACGAAGCACCTCTCCATGGAGCTTCGTAGGGGGAATAATGAAGTACTTCCGAATGAGCTACGAAGAAGTCGTGTTCAGACGGAGCTACATTAACCTTATACTACTTAACGCTGCAATCCCTGGAATTAAGCCACTTGACGAAGAGGAAAACGAAACAGAGAACCAGCACAACAGCCAACAGAAACCAAGTAAGAATTATATAACCAACGACAACGGGAATAGCTTTTTCTCGTCCTTAATGTAGAAAAGTATATGGCAGAAGATATAGATGGCGCATTGGGCATTCGTGCCACGATTGACGCAGATGATATAAAGACAAGCGCGCAACAATGGGTTGACACCATAACAGGCATGCAGTCTAAGACGAACGAGGTTGTGCAAGGCATGAACGATAGCCTTTCGTCATTGCAAAAGCAGGTAGATGAGTTCGGAAAGGCGGCAAGTGGTATGTCGTTGTCTGAAATTGGTGACAAGCTGAATGGAGCAAAGGCACAATTTGTTGAGCTTGGTCAGACAATAGAGCAGCAAAAGGTAGTCATTGCAGACATAAAGTCAGCAGTTGAAGATTATGCAAGAGCGTATGCGGAAGCAAAAGAGAATGGTGGCAAACAGCAGATTGAAGATGCAAAGAATGCTTTGCTTGAAGCAAAAGATGCGCTAGCTCTTGCTAAAAATGAGCAACAGGGCTTCACCGAAGAACAAAAGAAAGCAAAGGCTCAAATTACAGAATTAACACAAGCGTACAAGGAGGCACAATCTTCGCAACCTACATTTGAGAATATTGTAAATGGTGCTGGAACAGCAGCTGAAAGAGTGCAAGCATTGCGTGACTCTTTTGCGAATTTTCAAACATCGTTGCAGAGCAGCCAAGACGCTGTTACAGGGCTGTCACAAGAGAGTGCAAAATCTACGGCAGATGGTGATAGCGGCATGGCCGACATTAGCAAGACTATAAGCACACGATACATTGTTGAAGGTGCAGATGAGGTGCAGCAGAAAAGTCAAGATGTAGCGAACGGATTAAAGAATGTCGAAGCCTCGTATGCTTCTGCCGCAGCAACCGCGACAACCGCATACAGCGAGCAAAAAAATATAATATCTGCTCTTGAAGGGCAGATACAGAACTTGCAGAATATAATGCAAGGTGCGGTAAAGGCAGGGGATATGTCATCAGCCTCTGAAGCAGCTACGCAAATACAAACGCTGCAAGTACAACTTACACAAGCGAAAGAGAATTTAGGGCAGTTACAACAGCAAGCTCAGGGCGCACAAGATACGCTTAATAACTTTGGTGCAGTTAGTGCTGGCGTTTCGCAAAAAGTAGAAGAACAAAGTACAACTTGGGGCAGATTGAAGGATAAATTCTCATCTGTTGGGCAAGGCTTTTCTAATTTCGCATCAAAACAGGTTGAAGGAGCTAAAGGAGCATTATCATCACTGACTAATACGGTAGATGGAATGGGCATTCCTCTATCAAAGACAATTACGAACTTTGGTAAAATGACAAAGGCTGCAATGGCATTCGTTGCAACGCCTCTTGGCATGATACTTGGTGCGATTGCTCTTGCTCTTAAAGCTGTGCATACGTGGCTTAACAAATCTGCCGAGGGACAGAAAGTTATGGCGCAGGTGTCTGCGTTCTTCGGAAGCATAATGGGTTCTGTGACGGATATTGTTATTGCTTTCGGTAAATATCTGTTCAAGACATTTACTGGCGGAAATAAGGCTGTCAGTGAGTTTATCTCAACGTTCGTAACCTCATTCAAAACTGGATTTAGCGCAGTAAAAAACCTGGTTGTTGGCTTCGGCACTATCTTTAAGGGCGTTTGGCAAATCATAACGGGTGAAATATCCGAGGGCTGGACAACACTTAAGGAGGGCGTATCGCAAATGGGGACAGGTCTTTTAGACGCTGGAAAAAATGTTATTAACCAGATTAAAACAGCAGTTGCAGGTATCAAGGCAACAGTCTCAGTAGTGTCTGGTATGTTTACTGATAATGAACTCGGGAATGCTCTTACAAAGTCTTTGACTGGCATGATACCGAAAGCAAGAGAAGCATCAAAAATAGCTTTGCAAAACTTAGACCTCTCAAAGAAGGAAGGTGAAGCAAAGGAGCGCGCACTAAAACTTGATACAGAAATTGCAGCACTACGAGAAAAGGCGTATACATTAACTGGCAAGGAGAAAGATGCAGCACTAAAAAAAGCGAAACAGCTAACTAAAGAGAAATTCTACGGAAAGGATATTGTTGACCAAAAGACTGGACAGAAAAAACATGAAGATGGTATTCTTGATGTGCAGAAGAAGCAATACGACAACCTTGTTAAACAGAACAGGTTACACACTCAAACATTGCAGACTATCAAAGCAGAACGCCAAGCTAGAATTGGCTTAATGCAGTCAGAAGCCACCGCGGCAGCATCAACACGTATGCTCACGCGCATGGAACAAGCTAACCTCCGTTCAATGGCATCTAAGGCCAAATCTGCCGCAAAGAGAGGGCTTAACCAATCTAATGCAGTTACCTCGGCGAATAGCAAGGTTATAGATGTTTATGACAAAAACAACAAAGCACGCGAGCAAGAAGTCGCGAAGGTAGAGAGTGCAATCGCAGATGCTCGCATTGCAGCCATGAAAGATGGCTACGCTCGAACGCGAGAAGAACGCGAGAAACAAAATAAAGACGAACTTGATAAGATTAAGCAGCAAGGCGATGCAGCAGTAGAAGCCGAAATAAAGCGACAGAAAGCAGAATATGAAGCGGAGCAAGCTGTAATTAAGGCGAGAGGCGGAAAGATAACTGCATGGAATGATAACATGGTCGACAAAAATGCGGTTAACAATATTAGAGACCAATACAAATTGTTATATGATTTCACGGAGAAGAAGCAGCAAAGAAAGACAGTTGACAGCCTCGCTCAGGCATACGACAAGCAAGAACAAGAACGGCAAGACAAGATTAACTCTCTACGCAACGACATAGCAGAACTTGAAGAACAGTTGTCTAAGGCGACATCACAAGCAGAGAAAGAAGAGCTTAATAAGTTGCACGACAACGCCCAAGCCCAACTTGACTGGGTGTCACAATCAAAGGACGCATGGAATGACTATTACGAGAAGTACGGGACATTCTTGGAGAAACGCAAGGCGTTGGGCGAGAAGTTTATGTATGAGACAACTGGTCTTGACCAAGACTCAGCGCAATACAAATTAAAAGTTGAGGAATTTAAGGCTGCGAATAAAGCCCTTGAATTTGAAGAAGTCAAGAAGCAGCTTAATTGGGAGGACGTCTTTGGTGACCTTAGCAGTCTTAGCAAATCTGCCTTGGCAGAGCTACAAAGTCAGCTTGAAACACTAATCAAGAACGATAAAAATCTCTCAATAGAAAGCATTAAGGCCATCAACGAAGCAATAAATAAAGTCCGCGATGAACAGACAAAGAAAGGCTCACTTATAGGCGGATTATTTACTTCGGTACGCAATCTGAAAGAGAAGTCACAAGCGGCAAAGACTGCACAGGCACAAGTTCAACGTGTTGGCGGTGGAAGCCTTTGGAAGAGATACCAAAATGCTTCGTCAGCAGGAGAAAAGGCAGAAATACGCGCGGAGAAAGTATACGACCCTGTAACTGGCGAGCTGAAAACATTTGGTGATATGCTTGATAAAGCAGCAAAATCAACAAAAGACTTATCAGATGCGCAGAAGACAGCGCAATCCTCAATTAAGTCAGTCGGCAGCGGCTTTACTGCAATGTCGAATATGGGCAAGGACGTATCTACTATGCTCGAGAAGTTCGGTGTGACAATGCCCGAAGGTTTAGGAACCATGTTCGATGGGATTGGAGAGATAGGTTCAGCGTTTGATGGATTCGACTTGATGAAGATTGGGTCTTTTCTTGACATCGGGAATTACGTACACGCTATCACTGGCGTATTCAGTGGAATCGCAGACGTATTTACGGGAATGTTTAAGATGATATTTGGTAAAAGCGACTCACTTAAAGCCTATGAGAATGAAAGGAAACATTACGAAAAACTGTCGGGTATATGGAGTGACCTGATAGAAAAGAAGAAACAATACATTGAAATGAGTTTCGGAGATGGCGCAAAGGAGGCTATCAAAGAAGTAGAAGCATTATACAAGGCCGAAGAAAAGTCGCTTCAAACACTTGCGACAAAGTATCTGCAAGTACGTAATACAGGTGCTCACAGCTACGGTTACCGCATAGACCGCGACCTTGGAACAAAGGGCTTGCAAGCAATGAGCCAAGCGGCAGGCGTGCAGATTAACAGCGTGTCTGACCTAACGAACCTCAGCTACGACCAACTTGTAGCAGCCAAAGGCGCAGACAATGGCGAATACTGGGCGAAGCTCCCCGTAGAGATGCAAGACTACTTGGACAAGCTGATTGAATGCAAGAAGGCTACGCAAGACTTTCAAGAGGATATGAAGGAGAAGTTTACAGGCATCAAGTTTGATGATATGTACTCCAACTTCATGTCAGTTCTTGAAGATATGAACAGCGGTGCGGACGATTTCGCTAATTCGGTGAAAGACAAGATGCGAAAGGCCCTCATAGACAACACTATGGGTAAAGCAGTCGAAGAGTGGACTAAGGATTTTACGGAACGCTATCAGAAGCAAGTAGAGGCCGATGGAGGAAAACTGACCGAAGAGCATGCACGCCAGTTTCAACAAGAGTTGGAAGAAGCGTCAAACAACTTTACGAATCAGCGAAACGACACTCTGAACAATTCTGGGCTTGGCGGTGAAGCAAGTGACGGGTCACAGACAAAAGGCTTCGCAGCTGCATCAGAGAGCAGTATTGAGGAACTTAGCGGCCGCGCATTGGCACAGACAGAAGCATTGTATCAGATACGTGATAATCAACTCATTGACACGCTGAAATACGACAAGATAAATGACAATCTTTGCCAGATGATAAACATCGAAAGAGGCAGAAATGAGTATTACGACACCTCAATAGAGATACAACGAACTTCTGTAAGTCATCTCGCTGCAATAGAAAAGAACACAAATGAGCTGTACAGCATGAATGAGCGACTTGCTAAAATAGAAAAGAACACGCGTAACATATAAGAATATGACTGGACAAATTATAATCAACGGAAAGGATATTTGGTTGAACTATAAGGCACAACCTCTGAAAGGTACTTACAACACACTGCAAGGCAACTTGGAAACGAAAGAAGTAATAAGCAACGAAAGTCGCCTTGAAAATGGAGTAAGACTCGTTATAAACTCGGATAGTATAAAGGTGCAGAAACGCGAGTTTTCACTCACTTTCTTACTTGAGGGAAGTACGTACAGCGAGATACAAGCTAATACAGACCTTATGCTTGGCGTATTGCGCAGCGGTATGATTAACTTTGAGGCAAGACGAATCGGGCAGACATTCAAGCTACTTTTTCGTAAGGTTGAAGAAATCACGGATTACAGAAGAGAGAACTTCAGAACAATCAAAATCAAGTTCCTTGAACCGAACCCGACAGACCGATAAAACTGCACTCTGAATGACATTATCAATATACAGCCCCAAAGGCAAGTTATTGTACGAAATGCCCAACATCTTTGTTGGTTGCAAAGAACGCAAAGAGCTGATGAAGGAAGATTACGTGGAACTGCACTTCAATCTCGCAGAACCCGTATTCTTCCCCATTGGCTCATATTGTACGTGGAATGACAAGGTGTATCAAGTCACAGAGATACAATCACCGACATACGACAGCAACACGGGTGGTTATCAGTATGAGCTGAAACTCGAAGCATACTACTTCGCGTGGAAGAACAGAATGTACAAGTACAAATCGAAGTACAACAACACGCTGGAGGCATCATTCAACCTCACGGCCGACCTCGAACAACAAGTTATAACCCTTGTGCGCTGCCTTAACGATGTGGAGGGCATGCGTTATAATGGCACAGACGAATACACGTATAAAGTGCATAAGGTTGATGGCGATGATTTGGAAAAGGTCAAAACGCAATCTTACTCGTCTGTCAACTACATTGACGCACTGGCACAGATAGCAGAGGCTTGGGACACTGAATGGTGGGTAATAGGAAACGTGATACACTTCGGCAAATGTCAGGACGCAGAGGGAACGAATGTGGACTTTATCCTTGGCAAGAACGTTGAAAGCATGGACGGGTCTAAGAGCGAAACAGACTACGCAACGCGTGTGTATGCCTTTGGCTCATCAAACAATCTGCCTGCAAACTGGGATAAAGGTGATGTAGAGCTTACCGTCACGGGGCTGAAAGAAACAACAGACAGTTGGTATTTCAGCTCCGAATATCCTTTCTACTCCGAGTATTTTGACAAGGTTTCAGAGATAAAGGTTGAGAAGCCAGCTGTGAATGATTTTGGCACAATATCTATTGATAAGAAAACATTTTATTATTATGATAAATACCTGATAGGTGCTGTCAGTAGTGCTAAAACGGAGTATATCAGTATTACGGCAAAGAATGCTGTTAAGTTAAGAGAAGGGTCTCATGAAGAACAGAAATCTGGAATCGGGTTGCTTCTATCATGGAGTACAGTCGGACCAATAGATAGTCAATGGTATATAAGTGGGCGAATATACGCGATTGTTCGTTGCGTTGACAGTGGAAAGGGTAGTGCTGTTAAAATTGGCGGAAAAGAATATGAACGTGTTTTGGCGTATAAGGAGTATTCACTCAACTTGAACGAATATGGCTCAGGCTCAGGTCAGCAATACAACTTGTATCAGTTCTGTATCCCGTCTGTAAAATTAACCGAAGAAACTTCTGTTACGATTGAATATCTTTTAGTTTTAGAACTTTCAGCCCGTGGGGTAGAAGGGAAGTTGTCCATATCAGATGAAACAGCGAGCCTTGGCTTTGCAACAACGAAAGACGATTCATACACTCAGGCGGAATGCAAAATAACATTCACTGAAACGAAAAAGGAAGCAAAGGCTATATGGTATAACACCACACAATACATCGAAACAACGCTTGACGTACATACGAGTATGTTCAAGGTTGCAAAGAGCGCAATCACACTTAAAGGTGGTGAAAAATTCACGCTTGACAACCTTGTAAAAGCGAAGCTTCCTACACACTTCTTTCCAGCAAACAAACAAGACGCAGAGTCTATCAAGGCCCTCGCAGATACGCGATTAACGCTGCCATCGCCTGGATATATAGACACACAAGAGGCCAAGGACGGAGAAATCGTTGAGAAAGTGCTTGTATTCGATGACATCTACCCTCGCACTAAATCAAAAATTACAGAGGTGCGCGACAAACTGCAAAATGTGGTGGACGAGAACAAGCAGCCCACAGGCGAGAAATACACCGAATATTACATCAAGACAAACAATTTCACATTTGACAAAGCTTGGCAATTACCAAATGGCAAGAATATGCAAGTAATATTCCAATCTGGGCCACTCGCAGGACTGACATTTGATGTGCAGTTTGATAGCTCCGAAACGCCCACAACGCCAGCCATTGACCATCAATTTTTCCGTGTTCTAAGGAAGCAGTTCGATGGCGGCCTTTACCTCCCGAACAAGTCAATGCACCCAAAGGAGGGAAACGAATTTATACTGACTGGTTGGGACAGCTCAAGAATTGAAAACCTTGGACTGATAGACAAGGCTCGCAAAGAACTTGCAGATGAAACGCAGAAGCAAATCAAGAAAATGATGATTGACCCGAACACCTACGAATGTACCTTGTTCTCGGACATAGCGTATGGTGTGAGGAAAAAAACAAACATTACCGATGATAGCGGCAACACACTCGTTGACGATTACGGCAATGAGATAGTGCAAGATTACAGCGGAAGCGACCTTGACGCAAAAAACGCATGGGACTTCGACCTTGGCAGACGAGTGACGATGTATAACGCTGCACTATTCCGCAGCGGAAAGCGTGAAAGCCGCGTTATGGGCTATGAAAAGAAGATGGACATACCTTATGATAGCCCTACATACATCATCGGAGAAAAGGCCACATATTCCAAGTTCAAGGACTTGGAGAAACAGATAAATAACGAAGTAAGCCTTAATGTTGGCGGCAGCACACTCGTAAGCGAAGGCACATCGGGCGGAGCATCAGTCTATATCATCAAGACAAACGACACAACGAAAGAAACAGATGATAACGTGTATTCTGCTCTCCGTATGAAGAACACCTTTCTCCATAGCCGCGATGATGACAACGCACAAGGGCTGATAACATTCGAGGCTGGTGCAATGTTCGCAAGCGGTTACAGCGGCAACGGCACTGCCGCAGATGGTATAATTGAATATTTTGAATAAATATATGGCAAGATTACTTAGTACATGGTTCAACGGGTTTGTTGGGAGCGCGAGAAGCACGGGAAACAAGGTGCTAAACGCTTTCGGCAAGGTGGTGTGCGAGATGCAAGAATACTTTGCTTCGGACTTCATGGGCCATGGGTGGAAGATATTTAACAGCGGTTCGGAAGAAAGCCCAGAATATACGCTTGAAATAGACAATGTAAAGGTGCGTAAAGCCTTCATAGCGCATGAACTGATAATAGACCAAGTTCGTGCGATATGCGGCTCACTCGGTATCAGCCAGGCGTGCGGCAAAGTGAAGGAAGTAAGTCTGCGCACCGATGAACACGGAAACCAATATTACCTCATAAAGCTTGAAGGCGAAGCCACTCACGGATATGGCGGCTTCATGAAGAATGACCTTATACGCTGCCAGCGCGTGGAGGTAGGTTCTGACGGCGTGACCAAAGGCATAAAGGGCTACTGGGTGAAGATTGAGAGCGCAAACATGAAGGAGGGTTGGTTTACCGTCATGGCAAGCGAGTTTCTTGGTGAAATCAAACAGGGCAAAGAAACGGAATGGGTGGAGAGAAACGATGTGCCGATGAACTTGCCTGCGGCTGGTGACGAGATTGTGCAGTATGGCAACACAACCGAAACGAACCGACAGAATGCGATATACCTCCATGCAACCGAAAACGGTGTGCCGACCATTGACTTGCTTAATGGCGTAGACTCCAAGTCATTTTCGGGCAAGATAGTTGCAAGCTTAGGCCGTATACCTAATGGTGGTGGATTTGGTTTGTATTTGCAAAATGGTACAATAATATCACTTAATAGCAAGAGTAAAAAATTTAATTACTATTTTGACGAGGACGGCAGCTTTATCCTTGGGCAAGGTGCGATAGATTACGACCCTGCGACTGGTGTTGTGACGATTGGCAGTGATGTGGTGATTAAGTGGGGTGCTAACAGTAAGAGCAATGTGACCTATCAGATAGGCAGCAGCGGAGTTAATGCGCCAACGGGGACATGGCTAAACAGTGTGCCGCCATCGGAAGTGGGCAAATACCTGTGGACGCGCACGAAATGGCCCGATGGCACGTACTCTTACAGCGTGAGCTATATGGCCAAAGATGGTGCGCCTGGTAAAGATGGCACGGACGGGCAGGATATGCGCCCAAACTTGCTTGACTATACAGAGTTCAAGCAAGAAACGTTTGACAATGTGCCGACCACAGACAAAACTTTTGAACTGAAAGGTACGAGGTCTGACGGTTTGAACGGACATGGCGCGGTGCAGATAGAAACTGCATTCAAAATAAATGGAGATTTGCCGACTCCTGACTCGTATGTTGATTTTTTTCAGCAAAATGTCAAGAGCAAAATCGCGCCATCAACTTGGTACACGCTTTCTTTTTATCTAAAAAGTAAAAGCATTGCGCAACCACTCTATACCTATATGTGGACATATGACACAAACGGCCTTACAATGGTTGACACCACTGAAAAGATGATTGTTGACGGAAAGGAACAAGATACGCCAAAAGATGGTGCTGTTAAATTTTCGCCAATACATGAGTGGACATACCACACCGTGACATTCAAGACGGCAGCCAATTTGCCAGATACCTGCCTTTGTTTGTTCCGCGCTATTACGAAACAAATACCTCAAAGCAATTTTATTGTGCCTGCTTTATTTCTATCAGAGCCAAAGCTCGAATTAGGCAAAGCAGCGAGCGCATGGACAAGGAGTGACAACGATATTGCAGGCATTGCGGCAGACAAGATAAATATGCCATCATGGGTGCGCCAGTGGGACGGACAGACCACCGAACTTGGTGCGGATTATGTGGCCGCGAAGAATGCCGCATTTGGTACAAAGGACGCAGACGGAAAGTTTACAGGTATCGCTATGAGCGGTGAGGGCTTCGACCTTGGCGGCAAGGACACGAATGTGGTTGGGCTGTATGGCATCTCTAAGAACATCTGCCGTGTGATAATTGACCCGAAGAACGAGAAGTATGCGTTTCATGGGAATATCTTCTGCGAGAGCGGACAAGTAAACGGATTGCTTGTAGGGTCATATCTAAAGGGGCTAACACAAGTTACGAATGAAAATGAATGGAATAAAGCATTTGAACTAAAAGGCAGCTATTACAGACCGAACTTTTTTGTTATTAACCCAATAGTCGTATTGTCATACGAAATAGGCGGCACAAGGAAAATCTCTCTCCCTCCTTATGGTAATAAACCTGATGATTATGCTGAAAGTATAGCGTTTCTTGATTATAAGTTCTATATTATAAACAAGATGCCGCAAGTTCATTCACAGAATAAAATAGACATAAAAACTGGCATACCAGGCGCACTATACAAAAAGGATTCAACTATGTCATCAGGCAAGAGTTCAATATCCAATTACATACTCATGACTGGTAAGGCTGTCATATTAACTGGCTGTATTGAAGGAAACGGGAGTTTCTATTGGCTCGTAGAAGAAGGCAGTACGAGCAGCGACCTTGGCAGCGGCAGTATAGAGAAGCCTTCATTTACCATTAAGGACAACACGAATATAGGGCAATTGACATGGAATAAAGTGCCACTGGCACCTGGCCCTTCTGATAATGGAACAATAAAACCTTAACAATATGGCAACAGTAAAACTCAAAGACGTATTAAAATCGCTACCGCAGGACACGAGTCTGACGGGCAGCGAGATGGTCGTGATAAACGACAACGGGGAGAACAAATACATACCCTACTCAACGATAAAGAGCGGTCTTGTCAATGCTCAGGAGCGCAGCACCTTGGCAAACACCGCAGAATGGCTCATTGCGCACGATAATGTGACGACCATTGACGAGCTAAACAAGGAACTTGACGCGTTCAATGCTGAGACTGCACAGGGCTTGCACCGCATGAAGTGTTGGGGCATTCCGTTGTTTGTGACATTCTCTAATCTGAATGTTGGTGACACCGTGCTAATGCAGACGATACAAGGCAGCATTACGTTCAATTCAGCAAAGACGAGCATTGCGTCAATCAACACTACGGGCAACTTGACCATTGCAGTCCGTTACTATCAAGGCGGCAAGTGGGGCAGTTGGAACACACCGATGACACCAATCAAGCCCCCGACAGTGCAGAGTGGCGCAAAAGGCACTTCGACAAATTACGTGTATTCGCAAGGTGATTCCGATAATCCTCGCACAATATTGAGCAGCAAAATGTGGATATACCAGAATGGGGGCAGAGAAAAATTTCTTAGAATTAGGCACTGGGGCGGAGCTAATGACGAGGCCGAGACAAGTTACAGCCAAGTGTATCTGCCAAACGTATGGATTGGCGGCAACGGGCTGATGAGGTGGGACGTGTACAAAAGGCTTGACGCATTTGAACTTCGCGAGCAGAACTCTACCGCCACAGAAGTAAAGATTGTGACACCCATCTTTACCACTGGCGGCACGCGAGAATTAAGCATTTCGGCTGCGACAACTGCAAAGGCTGGTGTGATGACGGCAGCGGACAAAGAACTATTGAATAAGATAAAAGCAAAACTCGGATTATAATGAACAGACTGCAAGAAATTAGAATTGAGTGCGTAAAGATAGCAGCTTCGCGCAACGACATAAAGTCAGACGAGATAGTTGAATTGGCGAGAGAAATAGAAGCATATGTAAGAAGAAAGGAGGACGAATTTTGACTGACCTAATACAAACTATCAGTTCTATCGTTACAGGCGTAGCTATACCAGTGCTTGGCATATTTCTTTTTTACGATGCGAAGAAAAGAGAAGCTTCTGCAAAAGCAGGTAAGGCCGAGGCAGACAATATCACGCAATATGCTGCCCAATGGCAGAAATTGTATGATGAGAAGGTGAAGCACGAAGAAGAACTGAATGGAAAGATTGATGCGCTATATGTGCAGTTGAATGAGCAACGCGATGAACTTGCACGATTAAAAAAGGAAATGGCAGAACTGGTTGTGAAGCAGCAGTATGCGGAGAGCCAAAAGTGTACGGTGTTTGGTTGCCCAAACCGTCAGCCTCCACAACTTTTGTGTGCAAGTAGTAATCACCCTGAACAATAAGTCTATGAGATTGACGAGATACATCACGGAACTGATACGTGTGAATAGTGGTCACAGCAGCAAGGCATTCTTCCTTGTGGCTGTTACCCTGATAGGGTGTGTATTGTTGCTTTGTGTGGCATTTGTTCTGATATGGGAGGTTATGAACAGTAACACAATACACACCGACCTTATGGGGCTTAGTGCTTTCGTAGGCAGCGTGGCAAGTTTGTTTGTTACAGCTGGTATTACTAAGGTGTATGGCGAAAAACGTGAGAACAAAACTGAATAAAAATTGGCGCGTTTCACAACGCACCAACCCCTCACATAACCATGTCAAAACAAAAATATTAACACCTACAAAGGTAAGAAAAATAAGTTTAGACGTATGGAAAATTGGAAAGAATTAGCGGCATTTGTGCTGGAGCGCGAGGGCGGCTATTGCAACAGAAAGGCTGACAAGGGAGGGCCTACTAATAAGGGCGTGACATTGACCACCTACCGCAGTGTGTTTGGACAGAACAAGACGATAGAGGACTTGAAGCGCATTACTGATGCGGAGTGGGAGTACATATTTAAGAAATACTATTGGGACAAGTGCAAGGCGGACCACATACAGGACAAGAGTGTTGCCTTTATCCTCGTGGACTGGGCCTATAACAGCGGAGTCAAGACGGCCGTAACGCACTTGCAGCGGATAGTTGGCACAACTGTTGACGGGATTATTGGCAAGCAGACCTTGCAGGCGGTAAATACGCGTAGTCCGCTGCCGTTGTTTGGCGCGTTGAAGCAGGACAGGATAGCTTTTTATAAGGCTATTGTTGCCAAGAATCCGAGCCAAAAGGTGAATTTGAATGGCTGGCTAAATCGGGTGAGCCACTTCGCGTATGGAAAGTTCGTATAAAAAAACTGCCGCACGAGTTTTTCCGTGTGGCAGTTAAGAGCTTCTTTTAGGATGTGCCCTTTTTATATGGGAATTAAACACTGCAAAGATAACAAATATAATCAAGAATATGCGTAGAGTTAGTGTTTTTTTAATCGTGATTATCTGTGCAGTTGTCTTGCACAGCAGTTGCGCGCGCAAGGTGGTGCAGAGCATGGAGCGCACTCACGACACGCTGATAGTGTATAAGACCGACAGTGTGATGGTGCGCGATACGATTGTGACTGTTTCCAATTTGGAAACAGTGGACAGTGTGGCTGAGCGCATGACTACCTATGTGGTTGTGGACACAGCTGGCAAGGTGCTGACGAAGTATGTGTATCGCGACCGCAGCGTGTATCACAACAAGGACGCTCTTAGTGCGAGCAGTCATGTGTCATGCCGCGCACACCGCACAAACAGCACAAGCCACAAGGCTACGGTGCGTGATGCGGTGACAAAGGTTGAGAAGCCTCCTGCAAGGTGGAAGCTTCGGGCCGTTGGCGGTCTTTTTATATTAGTAATATGCGTGTTGTTATATTACAGTATATGTAGTAAGTATAAGTGATTTTGTTGGGTTGTTTGTTTGGCAAGCATGGGCGCATGGTGATGTGTTCCGTGCTTGCCTTTGTGCTTATTTATTTACAACGAAATTACTTATGAACAATGGAACAATTACAACAGATTTTTGATTGTGCAGTTGAAGCCGTGATGCAAGCCAGCGGCCTTGACTTTGACGCGCTTGCTAATTGTCGCTCGGAGCGGTGTGTGGTGGCGCGCGTGGTGCTTGTGGACGTGCTGATGGAGCTAGGTATGAGCGAGGGTGATATTGCATTCCTTAGCGGCATGAGTCAGCAGAGGGTTAATTCGCTTAAGAATAGTGCGAGGTACAGGCTTAAGGGGCTGGCTGCACGGGTGATGAGGGAGGAGGTGAGGAAATCCGTTTCCTTGCCAATAGCGGAAAATAATCGGTGATAATATGGCAGAAATGCGCGTTTTTGTGCATTTTGCCGAAAATAATACGAGATAAAGGACGGGCTAAAAAGAAAGAATAAAGGCCACCTGGATTGGGTGGCCTTTAGCTTGTAATTGGTTTTGTTACCTAATAGGTAAAGCTTTTGTTCCCTTAAGATTGTAGCAACCAGTGTCATGCTTATATCTCCATATTACCACATCTTCTGACAGGGACTTTTCTTTCGCCATCTTTTTAAGATGCGGAACGATGGAAGCAAAACCTTGTGGCATTTCGCTCCTGCTGATTTCTTTCCATATATGAGGTGGTATCAAAGCATCAGCAGCGAATTTATTAGCTTCGCTCTCTAAGTCCGTATTCTTATTGCCATCAGAAGAGATAAACCCTGAATGCTCTCCTTTCCTTAAATGTAAGGATATGTGCCCAAGTTCGTGCAATACATTAAAGACAAGTCGGCTCATATCATTGTATCTGTTCGTTGTCACGATAGATGGGTATTCGTTCTTCCAGAAAGAGAAAGCATCAACAGGAACACGTTCTATTTTTCTGACAACAGAATATGAGATGCCCAAGTCGCTAAGAATAGACTTCATCTTTGTTTGGGTTAATGTGCCTTTATTCATCTCAGATGAGATATAACCAGCTGCTTTATCTGCATTTCCTTCTTCATAAGGTTTTTGAGGGGCATTATTGTTAGCTGATACGTATGAGAGTAACAACCACGTGTTTAAGTTCTTTTCGTCTGTCGTTAGCTTTTCGCTTTTCTTAAAAGCACCATTAGGAATAAGAGCAGGAATCTGTATTGGTTCTACGTGAAAGGCACTCCTAAGCATATCTAATTTGTCTTGCACAAAAATAGACGCACGAATGCTTAGTTGCGAATACAGATAAGGAAGATTTAATACGTTATGCAGGCTTGTTTCAACTGTTATTGCAGACCGTTCTTCTTCCTCTCTTTGTGCTATTGCAGCGCAATCTTTGTCATATTGCAGTTGCAGGCTTATCCAATAATCTGCTGGAATACCAAGAGCTTGTTCAAGTTTTCTTGCTATGTCAACAGATATGGACGTGCCACCTCTAAGCAATCTGCTAAGATTAGCCTGCTGAATGTTCATGCGTGTGGCGAGTTCCTTTTTACTCATTCCACGCGCTTTTAACTCATCCTTTACTAATTCAACTGGATGTGTTGCTTCAAACGGAGTAATGTTATTTGTCGCCATAATGTTCGCTTATTTCGATTAGTTCTATTGTTATACCTAACTCGTTTTCTGTAAAGATTAGTCTGTATTTGCTATTGTAACCAATTCTTACACTACTAAAACCAGATTTGTCGTATTTCATTTTCTCGTAATGTAGTGTTTGAATACTTTTCAAGGTTTCAGTGTCTTTAGCCGCTCTTAAAGCATTAAAGACCTTCTGCAAATCTTTCTTTAATTTTCCAGCACTCTTATACTTTTTATATTTCCCATGAAAGTTGGAATATAGTACAGCATCTTCTATTTCCTCATCGGTAAATAATATCTCCATGTTGTATGTTTTATGGTGCAAAGATACAAAGAATTTATCAAATATGATAATAATTGCCGAAATAAAGCAGCGAAAGAATGTATTAAAAGCAACAAACAACTAACAAGCAACTAACAAAACTCACAAGCAACTCACAAGCAACTTGTCACCACCTTTGCGCTATCGGGGGATATTCCCCGACCGACTTAATACATTCATAATCATGGACAATGTAGAGAAAGTAATCTGTTGCGACAGAGGTAATGATGCGCTTGCTTACGCGGCAATGGCTAACAACAAGGGGAATGACCCGATGGCTTTGGCAGCCATGATGAATGGTGGCCTTGGAGGTGCAAACCAATGGCTTAACAATCCGTTCTTGTACCTTATTTTCCTTGCCATGTTCGGTGGCAATGGCTTCGGGTTCGGCAACCGCAATGGTCTGCAAGATGCGGAGATACAGGGCCAAATCCAGTCATTGCGTTCGCAGATGGCCGACAACCACAACTCCGACCTGCTGATGCAGGCAATCAAGGGTAACAACGATGCCTTGACCACACTGGGCGCGAACCTTAATTGCGACTTCAACCAGTTGCAGCAAGGAGTGTGTGCAGTTCGTTCCGCTATTGACAACGTAAGCGGCAAGGTAGGCTTCTCGGCAGAGCGCGTAATCAACGCAGCGGAGAGAGGTGATGCGGCAGTTATCCAGGCAATTCAGAATTGTTGCTGCAACACGCAGAATAGTATCACCAAGATGGGCTATGAGAACCAGCTCGCAATACAAGGACAAACCAACTCCTTGCAGCAGAGCCTCAACTTTGTCAACTCATCGGTGGAGCGCGGATTTAGCTCAGTTGGCTATCAGATGTCGCAAGACAAGTGCGATGTAATTCGTGCAGGACAGGACAACACGCAGCGTATAATTGATGCGCTGAACAATCATTGGTATGCCGACATTGACCGCAAGTATCAAGACGCGAGATTGGAACTCTCTCAGCAGAACCAGACTGCCGCACTGATTGCAGCCCTTAGCAAGACTACGACTGCCACGGCATGAAGAGGGGTCGTTTCCAGAAAGGAAATAACCTCTGAGGACCATTCTATTGACGTCAACGAAAAGGTTGACAACAATAGCTTTTTCGCGAGGTCGCGGAGAGGTCGAAAAGAGAAGTAATAATAAGCACGTGGGGAGGTGATTGCCCCACGTGCTACTAACACGTTGAAATAATGCTATTCAAAGACATCAAAATCGGTTATCCGATATATTTCCTTGACAAGGAGGGGGCAAGGTATTACCAAGGCAAGGCCGTGAGTGTTGCAGTTCCGCGCTACGACAATAACCAAGCCAAGGCTTTTGGTGCGCAGCCTACTGGCCTTGTGGTAGACATAACCATAGAGGCAGATGGTGCGACCAAGACATACACAATCCCAGAGACTGCAACAATAACGTATGCAGGGCATCTTGTGCTGTCAACAGATAAGGACGGTATACTAAGAGAGGTGGAGGCACTAAAGGCTGCAAGTGAGGAGGCGTTGTCACAGGTTGAGCGACACAAGCAGATGGTTACAAATTGTAGCCAGTTAATGGAGGAGCTTAATCCTGCATTTGCGGAGAAGCGTGCGCAAGACAAGCGGATTGAGGGCATTGAAAACGAGGTGAAGAGCCTTGGTGCTGTCCTTCGCGATTTTATTAACGAGTTTAAGAAATAATGAGTATGGGACGATTATATATGGTATTTTGCAAGGGTGGTGGCAAGTGCAAGCACTTTGACAAGGAGAGTGCAGAGAAGGCTGTCAGTCGCATATACTACACGACCAAGGACGGCACAGAGCATCACGGGCCGCATTGGAGCCTGGAGCAGGTGCTTGAAGCGACGAAAGGGTTGCAGTTTAAGCCTTGTGTAACGGACTACGACAAGTATGTTGCGTTTAATGCGGCTTATGCTGACTTGTGCAAGACGTTGACGCCAGATTTGATTATAGAGACTGGTCATGCGTTTTTCTTTGAAGATGAAGATGCGCCCTGCAACAAGATATGGCGGTATATGGAGAGTTTTGAATAAAAAAAGCGTGACAGTGTGTCACGCTTTTTGCTTATAAGCCGAGTCGCTTAACAAGGTATGTGCCTACTGCAAGGTTCTCTTCTTTTGCAGCTGCCTTAATCTCGTCTAAGGCAGCTTTCGGTATGCTGCAATAGAGTATGGCATCACCGACTTTTTTGCGGCCTGCGTTTGTGCGTTTGCCGCCCCATGTGTTTTTATTCATAGATTATTCATGTTTTATTCATATTTTATTTATGTCGTTAATCTCAAAGCACCAGTAGGACACCAATGTGTGCCATATTTCGCATCAATGTCTGACAAGTATTTTTCGATGCTTTTGTTTATTCCTTCAAGCTCGTTGGAAATGCGAGCATAATTATCATCATACCAATCTTGAAACTCTTGGCTATCGTGGTCTTCGGGTACGTCATTTCCATACTCGTATATAAGGCCATCAAGGTCATCTATATCGAGCAGCATGCTCACAATATCTAATTCGGGCAGTCCACTTTCGTTGATGGACTTTTCTATTTCTACTATATCAGACATCGAGTCATTGTCGGCACTTTTGACAATGTTGTCTATGTTGCAGTGGAACTCGTGACGGATAGCACAGAGCTTTGAGATGAGTTCTGCCTGTTCTGAGGTCATGCCGTTATGCACGGCAATTTCTTCGTTTGAGAGATTGCGAGCAGCTGCTGCCTCTCTGCGGTAATCGTATTGTGCTTTATTTAAGTATGCCATATTATATGCGATTTATGTCGTTGTAATCGAAACGCCCTCCGTTTTTTGGCAGCTCGTCAAGAAGAACGCCTTTCAGGTCCTTGACGTGATATTCTTCACACAATAGTTCTTCTTGGTATGAACCGAGTGCCCAGTAGAACCTCTCTCCCGTAGTTATATTGACCATTTCCATCACTACGTGTGGGTAGCGGTCAATCGTCCTTATTATTTTGTACATGTGTTGATTTTTTTATTCAAATCATACAACTTGTAGAAATTATGCTTACCTTTGCGCTGTCAACCCTTGATAGGGTTGAGGATTGAAACGCTCTAATGAGCATAATTTCTACTATTGTAGATAAAGAGTCGAGAGTTAAATCTCGTGGTAAGCCCCACCCAGTGAAGGTGGGGCTTTTTTATCATCTTACTCGCCTACGACTCTGGTCAATTTTGTTTCTAAAATTTCGCAGGCCTTTTTAAGGGCCGCTACACTTTTCCTAAGATAGAGCATTTCTCCAACCGCATCGGCATCTTGCTTGCCATCGTGATTAGGGTAAGCTAAATCTAACAGTGCAATCTCGTCACTCATAAGGTGGTTAATATCTTGATATGCGATGCTTGCGTTCTTCTCTACTTTCTGTATATCTGCTATTTTCATAATTCTGTTAATTTTATTGTTCGTTGTAGATGTTAGCTTGGTCGTTTAAGGCTGTTTCTAAAGTCCAGTCTGATTTGGGGTAGATGCCCTCGCCCAAACCTGTGCGAAAATCAATGTAAAAATTCTCTGCATCTTCTTTAACTATTACGCTGTAACCAGCGTATTCAATTTCTTTCTCTTTCATTGTTGTGGCTGTTTTAGTTGTTTGTTACTTCGTTTCTTAATTACAATGCAAAGATACTGCCTTTTATTTGAAAATCCAAGGAAAATCAAAATTATTTTTGCAAAATATGTTGCAAAACATATTTCGGGCAGTAAAACGCCTGACAAACATTATCTTTGCGCCAAATAGCGATTACGGCAGACAGGCGTGACAGAAATCGCACGCACCTTGAATAAATGCGTGCGAAATTGCGTTCTATTTGTTGAGCTTAGTTGTGATATATTGCGCAGTTTAATTTTTAAGGTGCTTGATAATCAACAGCCTATTGCGTTATACTTACACAACTAAAAACAATCCGTGAGTCCTAGCTGGTCCACATTGAAAATGAAGCAGTTACGAGCGTCGTAACTGCTTTTTTTGTGTAATTGCGTAAACAAACTGTTTGAGTTGGGTATCTTTGCGCCATGATGCGCTGTGAAACGCCGCAACCATATAATCTTGAAATGCCAAATTGGCACTTCATACTGGTGAAATGGGCTTGCATAATTCAAAGCATTCAAAAAATATCAGATTCTTTCCAGTATTTGCAAAACTGGAAAGAATTTGATACAATGATTGCCCATAAGATATATCATTGGGATAGCAAAGAGTCTAACCCTTCTCCTCTAATATAAGCCCTTTTCACTTTGTTTAATGCGATCTCTGTTATAATATTTTTTTTCAGCAAGCCAATGATGTCGCTTTTTGCAGTGGTTGGGCTAATTCCAAATTTTATCTGCAGATCTTTTATCGTTATTAATGCTTTAGGATCATCCGCATATAATTTAATAATTTGTGCTTGACGTTCATTGAAATCACCCATGCGCAAATATATATATGCTGCTTTTTTTTCGTTTTGTTTTCTCTTGATATAATCTTGTAATTGCTTAAAAGATTGTTCCAACACTCTTAGATTGTACGAAACAAAGTAACCAATATCCATATCATCAGCCTCTGTGTATAAGAACGCTTTTTCATAGGCTTTTTTTGATTTGGCAATAACTCTTGAGATGGAGAGGTATTCTGTCAACCAGTATCCTTGTCTTAACATGTACCAATAAAACATAGCTCTAGCAGTACGTCCATTACCATCAGAAAAAGGATGGACATAGGATATCATGAAATGGATAGTTATTCCACGAATGATAGGGTGAATAAATTGTTTGTTATTTTTCTCATTAAAAAACTCACAGAGATCATCTACAAACTGAGGAATTTCCGTATAGGAAGGCGGAGTATGGACAATTTCATGCGTGATACCATTCTCTACCACAACGTCATTATTATTCCTAAAACGTCCTGCGTCATCAGGATTCTGCATGGTTTTCTCTGTCATTAGACGATGTATCTGCAATAACAACCCTTCGGACAAAGGTTCATCTTTGTGGTCAACAATAAATTGAATTGTTTGATAGTTATTATGAATCATTTGTTGGGATTTGTCTCTCGGAGTCATTTTCTTCTTAAGCATTTCTTTGGCGACCTTTCTTGTTGTTGCGGCTCCTTCCATTTGACTGGAATATATGGCTTCTTCCATTAACGAGCTAACAAGATATTGTTCCTTATTTTTGGAATCAATAGTTGAGTCTGCTCCCCAACTTCCTCCCCAAAACATGTCAAATTCATGACACATTCTCTGCATCACATTTGTCAAACTCAAATTCACGCCGTATTTCTCCCATACTTTCACCATACTTTTTAGTCTGGAGGCTTTGACAAAGGTCCACAGTCGCGTAGGTGTATATCCGGCAGGGCACTTTTTGTATTTTACAGTATCCCAATAATCGAAGGAATTATTGATTTTTTCCACAATCTCTTCGATTTGTATATTTGGAGGAGATATTATAGCTTCAAATAAATCTTCCTTATTTATTTCTGGAGTTCTTTCAATTACCATACTATTGATTTTTTGCGCAAAGCTATCAAATACTTTCCAGTTTTACAAACATTGGAAAGAATTTGGTAATTTCCCGTTGGCAATTTTAACATGTTAGCCTATGTTTCGCAATTTCCAAGGAGTACATTTGTTGTATTGGAGTCCATAAAATGAGTTGAACACAAAATTAGTTCCCAAAGAATATTGTATCTACTGAGCCCAATAAAACCATTGATAGGTTTCGCGGACAGCACTCCCTTTAGAGTATGCAGGAACCAGAAAACGCCAAGGCACTATCGCAACCCAGCACTGGTAAAAGCTATGGTAAATATCAAGATGATTGATACCCAAGGTTATGGCATTCACAAGATGTTTGTGAGCCAAAAGGAACGCTATCTGCCAATGCCTGATTATGACAAATCCACAGCAACAGAAGTGGTCTTGACCTTGTCTGGTACCGTCATTGATGAAAACTACAGTCTCTTACTGTTAGAAAACAGAAATATGTCTCTTACAGATGCAGTTCTGTTAGACTCTGTACAGAAAGGCAAGCGCATATCGCCAGAAGCTATTGCCATGCTCCGCAAGCGCAAACTGATAGAAGGTCGTTTACCACATATCTTCATAGCAAAGGATATTGCCCAAGTAACAGACCAGAAGATAGAATATTCCAAGCACAAGGGATTGGATGATAAGAAATGTGAGGCGTTGCTGCTCGATTCGTTGAAGGATCATGGTTCGTTGACGAAACCTGAAATAGTGCGTTTGCTTTGGGACGTGCTGCCAGACCAGTTGGACGACAAACAGAAGAACAATAAATTGGATTATTTGCTTAAACGATTAAGGAAAGCAGAAAAAATATGGACTGAAAGAAATGAAGTTACTTCCGTATGGCACCTCACGGAAATATAATTAAATTCCGTGAGGTTACAAGCACTTTTCCGTAAGGTATAAGCTAAGTCTACATATGTATGTAATAACGCGAGTTCGAGATAATATTCTAAAAAGTAAAGAGCAGAAAACCATCCAACCTA